GGCACGATCTTCACCGCGACCGGCATGGGCACCGGGCGGCTGATATGGAATGGCGTTGGCAATCTTACCGCTGAGATGTTCGGTGCGGTTGTCAACGATGGCGTTTCCGATGTGACCGCTATCACAGCAGGACTGGCCTATCTTACCACGCAGACTTCCGGGGTGCTGTATTTTGGTGTCGGTGAATACCTGATTGATTCCACCATCCGACTGCCAATCCGCACGTCACTGGTGGGTATAAATGATAACAAATTTACAGATGTGACTTCCGTTGCTGCGGGGACGAATAAACTCTACGCCGGTTCAACGGTTTGGCGTCTTGGCAACGGCGCAAACTGCAAGATGCTCATCGGCGATTATGCCACGAACGGATATGTCCGTCAGGCTAATGAAACATGGGAAGATGGAAGCGGACCTTACAATTCCGTCTATCAGTCTTCTTCCATAGAAGGTATCGTATTCATGGGGAACGGGTCTAATCAGACATCCTATAACTGCGACATTCTCGATTTTGCGGCCAAGTGGAATCTGACCGTCCGCAACTGCACCTTTTTCGCAGCGAAAGGCTATTCCGCGCGGTTTATGGACCTGAATTATCTCAAGTGGGAGGGCAATCAGGTGGTCGGCGACCAAACAGGTTTTGGAAAAGGGCTTTTTCTGTGGGGTAGTGCCGACAGCATCTTTTCGGATTCTATATTTGGTGGCACCATGGGTCCGACACTGTGGATTGGTGGGGCGTCATCTGCTTACAACCTCTTCAACAACACGATGAACTACAACGCAGTGCGAACCAACAGTTCGCATCTGGTAACTGGTCCCGCATCGGGAATCTTCACCACGGCCAATGCTCACGGGCTGGAGACTGGCGACCCGGTGCGATGGGTCACTGACGGCACCATGCCGACTGGGCTTACGAAATCTGGCATAAGTTGGGTCACTAAACTGAGCAGCACCACCTTCGGGGTAAGCCCGACATGGATGAACGCCACCAACGGGGCCTATGTTTCCAGCTACGCGTCTTCCGGGTCGGGAAATCTGTATCAAACAGTTGGCCCAGCAGTGGGCTTGTATATGTCAGACGGAGCTAACGCCAACGTGTTTTCCAGCACGCGCGCCGACCAGTCGAGCGATGGGGGAATCTATCTTGATGGGTCAGGCGTGACGCTCAACCAGTTTTCATCGGTGATCGCGTCACTGAATTACGGCTCTTACAATTCGGAGACGAACAGCAACACCTACGCCGTCACGCTCGATGGAGCCACCGGCAACACGCTAAACAGCGTAGCAGTGCAAGGTGGTTTCGGCGGAGTCCTGTTCACGAACGCCGGATATTACAACTACGTGACAATGAATTCCTTCGGCAACTCCCCAACGAATGACGTGACTGATTCTACGGCAGGGCTATTAAACAGTTGGATGTCTCAGGGGGTTTTTGGTGGCAGTCATCCTGTATCTGGAGTCGCAACCTTCACGGGCACCGTGGCTTATTCTAATAGTGCGCCAACTCTGACCGTGACGGCAGGTAATGGCACCAGTGGCCTTCGTATAAACGTGCTCGGCGGCGCGTCGAACTTGGTCCGTTTCCAGACCAACGGAACCACTACCCATACGTTCAACGGGGACGGCAGTGCAACCTTCACGGGCGGGCTTACTACTACGGCGGTCACGTCTTCCGGCCCGGTCAGTGGCACTACCATTACGGGGTCGGGTGCAGTGTCCGGGACCGATCTTAATCTCACGGGAACCGCACCAGTTCTGACCGCGACGGCCAACAACGGCAGCAGTGGATTGCGATTGAACGTGCTCGGAGGCACCACCGCACTGCTGCGAATCCAGACCAACAGCACGACGACTCACACTTTCAGTGGCGATGGAAGTGCGACGTTCACGGGCGGATTGACAACCACTGCGGTTACTGCATCCGGCGCGGTCAACGCCGGAACGCTGGCCGTCGGTGCAACTGGTAGCGGAAACGTGGCGACCTTTACTGGTGGCTCAGGTGGTGTATCAATCATGCAGTTTGTTCGTAGTGGGTTCAACACGCTTGGCTTTAGAAATACAGGCGGCTTTTACGCCTACGACGAGACGGCTGGTAAAGGTATTTATCGAGCGGAATGGACCGGCTCAAACCCGAGGATGACGATTGGTAATACCGCCAACGCCTCGCCGGTGGACGCCTACCTGACCGGAGAAGTCGCCAGCGGCTCCAACATCGCGGGCAACGACCTCTGGATACATTCGGGTCAAGGCACTGGAAACGCATCAACTGCTAGCTCATGGATTCGCCTGGCGACTCCCACGGCGGGCGCTAGCTCGTCCACGCTCCAGACCATGACGGAGCGGGTCCGCATTACGGATGATAAAGCGGCCTCAACCACCGCGCTCTGGCTCGATGTCAACGGCACGTTCTACCAAGTCACAATTGGCGCGGCGGACAGTGCCGGGGCCGGATATAGACAACTGCGAATAGTAAACTAAGGAGACAACTATGAAGAAACCAATGTTAATAATTGCCGCTCTGGCGGCTTGTGCGGTCATCGCGGACGGCATCCTCGTCAGTTCAACGAGCGAGACCGTTACCACCACAGTCACAAAATCGCTTGGCGGTCTGCATATCGTGCAGGACGAAAAGACCGGAGAGTATTCTGCCGTCGCGGAGTATTTTGAATACACGCGAAAAGTCGGGCCGAGCGGAACGACGGTGGTAATCAAACCGCTCCGTGAAGTCCGGGCGACGTGGGCCGAGGTCATCGCCATCGCACCCGCCATGGTGCAGGCGCGCGAACAATTGCAGGCCGCCCTGCCGACACTGTTGGCCAATCCCTAACCCAAGAAAGACATTGAACACTGTGGCAAATCATGACGAAGACTACGAGCGCGGCCAGCAAATCGGTAAGTTGATTAGTGCAGTCGAATCACTGCAGCTGCAGGTAAATGCGTTGGCCGCGGAGATGAAAATCCTAACCGAATCCAAGATCAAAACTGGCGCGCTGCTCACCTCAATCATAACCGCGATCTCGCTGTTCGGCGGCGCGATGGGCGGAAAGGTAGCACACTGGTTTGGATTCTTTAACGACAAATAACTATGAACAACGATGGTAGCAGAGTTTGGGGCGTGAGTATCCGGGCATGGATTGCATGCCTTCTTGTTGGCACGGTATGTTTGATTTACATACTCGATGCCTGTGCAACAGTGTGGATGAATTTCAAGGGCGCGAACTTGGAACTTAAAATCTCCGAGCCGCTTTACACTCTCGCTATCATGGCAGTGAGCTTTTACCTTGGAAACAAAACTGGTCAACCTCCGTCTACCGACAGTAACAACACAACTATTATCACGAAATGAAAAAGCTATATCTCGTTTCGCTGTTCCTCATCGCCTGCGCTTGTAGCGGGTGCCTGACGCGCTCGGTCACGCGCTATAACGCAGCGGGCAAGCCTTTGTCCACCGACACCATCACGGCGTTTATGGTTCGAGGGGAGGTGTCGAAACTCAACGAAACCGTTGAGGAAACCGCGAAGGGCGATTACAAGAGGCACGTGATCATCGGCGCCCTAAAGGGTGAGACTGAAACCGACAAGGTCGCGGCGATCGCAGAGGGCATCGCGCGGGGCGTGGCTACCGGCGTCAAACCCTAACACTTGGCACGCTTCTTGCTATAAGGCATTTGCTTGGTAGTGGTATTCGGGGTCTAGTGCATCCGCCCTATGCTTTAATGTGTAGGGCGGTTTTCTTATTTTATGCGCCGATTTGTTCCGCTAGTAGCTGAGGCCGCCCGACGTTTTGTGCCCGCCGTGGCACACGATCAGGCGTTTGATACTTTGGTGCTGGCGTCGGCGTCGGTTGTCTGGACAGTCTCGAACCGCATCGTGGTCGAGTATATGACCAATGGCGCCCTCGGCCAGTTTTGCTTGATCGCTTGGCCGTCAACACTTTTACCATTTTATGTCCGCTCTGCCGGCACACGGTATGCCCTTAACGATGACTTCGCGGGCGCCCCAGTCTGCTGGTCGGTTCCTTATGCCGGCCAAATTCTCGATGACACCTCCGTCTTTGAGTTTTGGGGCGATGGTGCAACTGGCTCGGCCGCGCTGCCCGAGATATCGCTCACAATTTCCCAACGGTCCCAGCTGTGCTGTGACGAGACCGATGGTTATGTAAACACAAGCACGCAATATCTCCCATATTGCAAACCGTATCCTGTATACTTCCCGATATGCATATCATAGGTTCATTCTACGAGGCGAATGGCTACGGCCAATTCACGGCCGCGATCATGCGTCACTTGGTGCGCATGAAACAGCCGTTCACAATCACGTCGCTGTTCAGCCACCCGGTGCCGCCCGACCTGTTGCCCTATGTGTGCCCGGCGAACCAGCGCCCGAAGACCTTCGACGTGATGTTTAGCTCGGTGTCAAACTGCCCGACCGACATTAAGGCCAAAGTCCTTTTCACGATGGCCGAAACGACCACGCTGCCGTGGGAGCACGGCGCCGGCCTCAAGCGGTTCAAGACAATCATCGTGCCGACCGCCTATTCCGCCGACACCGTGCGCCCATGGAACAAGAATATCCGCTTCTGCCCGCTTGGCTCACAGATGGCTTGGGCGCCCATCCCGTTTGACCCTTTCACGTTTGTCGCTGTGGCCACCGATCACATGTGCCCCAAGCGCAAGCGCATTCAAGAGCTCGCCGACGTGTTTTCGGCCACATTTAAGACGCAACCTGACGTGCGCCTTGTGCTCAAGCGCTCCCCAAATTGCACGCCGACGGTCACATTCGATAAGCGTATCGAAGTCATCAACGATAACATAGACCGCAAAGCCTATAATGCCTTGATGCAGCGGGCGACTGTCGGCGTGCAAGTTTCGGCGATGGAGGGTTGGTGCTTGCCGGTCAACGAGTTTATGGCGATGGGCCGCCCAGTCATTACGCCGCTGGCCGGGGCCGTTGGCGACTATATTAAGCCCGCCGCGTGCTTCCCGGTCGAGCACAAAATGGTGCAGGCGCCCAGCGAGGTTTATCTCAGCGCCGGCAAAATTCCGTGGGCCGATATTAAGCAGGTCGGCCAGCAAATGCTTTTCGCCTATAACAATCGCCTCGAAGTCTATCGGCGCGGGCTGGCCGCGTACGAGGCCTCACAACAACTGACGCCCTTCCAGATGGGCGAACGCTTTATTGCTTTATGTCAAACCCTGTTCTAGTCACGCCCGGCCCAATTCCGGGCGCCTGCATTAACTCGGCCGGCGAGCTTGACGCCATGGTCACTGGCCTGCTGCCCGTCAGCCCGAACGCTTGGGTGTGGACAAGTGCCACGGCGCCCGACGTTGTCACCTACCCAATCCTCAAGCGCTGGATTTGGGTCGACCTCACAAACCCGGCCCTGCCCGTTAAGCGGTGCTGGAACTCAACCATGTCGTCGTGGGACCTTGAATTGCCAGTCGCCGGCTCGATCACGGGCGCCATGATTGCCGACCACACGATCGGCCTCGTCAAGCTGGACGTCTCGGCGGGCAGCCCACTTTACGTCCTGCGCATCAATGGCGCCGGAACCACTGTCGAATACACGGACCCGCAGAATCTGTTCGACGCCACGCACCGGCTGCCGGTCGACCACCTTTCGCTGTCGGCCGTGGGCGCCTACGTTCTTACGTCGGACGGCGTGACCAACACGTGGGTCACCAAGGCCGCATTCTTTACGTCGGGCGTTGTGCCCTTGACCGCAATTTCTACGTCGGGCGCCGCTAACCCGAGCGTGCTGTCTTACGATGGGGCCACGTTGGCCTACCGCACAGTTGTGGCCGCCACGGCCAACGACACAATTCCGGTCACCAAATTGTTGCACGACGCGGCCCTGAACATGCCGCGCACGAACGCGGCGGGCACGGCGCTCGAATGGGCGACGCCGGCGCAGATTGTTGCTACGTTGCTGCCCTATGTAACAAACGGTTATCAGACACCCCTAGCTAATTATCAGGCAGTTCCGGTCGCGGGTGCTGTTGCAACATTTCCACATGGCTTAGGTTCTACACCATATCGTGCTGGCGCGAGGCTGATTTGCCAAACAGCTGAAGCGGGATTTACTATTGGTCAAGTCCTTGATTGGGCCGGTATGATGAATTCAGGTAGTGATGATGGTGCACTAGTCTACGGTGTGTATTGGGATAGCACGAATGTATATGTAGCCCATCCGACTGACCTAAATCTTAATTTTTACTTCTCCCCGACCAATGATTTCCTAACAGCCGCAAACTGGAAGGTCGCTGCATGGGCCGACTCAAACTAACCTATGACTCTCATCGAACTTCGCAAGCGCCTCGCGCGCGAGACTGGGCTGAATGCCGACAACGAGTTGCAGGCGGGCGTGCTCGACGACCTCGTCAACGATGCGGCCCAGCAAATCTACACGCAGACCGACCTGCCGCGCGCCCTGCGCGAAGAGGCGTTCTCGGTCGACACGACCGACACTGTGCCGCGCATCACGCTGCCCGAGCGCGTCGGCGAGATTCGGGGCGTCCGCGATTGGGCCGACCGCATCAAGCTGCACGATATCCGGCCCAAATACAACAGCCTGCCGTGGCCCAACGACGTTCTTTACACCTTCCGGATTCTCTACGAAACGCCGATCGCGCGCTCCATCGACAATGCGCTGGGGCTTTATATGGTTCCCTTGGCGGGGGACCCGACCAGTGTGGAGGTTTCGATTGTAGGATCGACCGCCGACGCCCAAGAACTCCACGCTACGTTCGCGGGTGACGGAACTGGTTCGGCGGTCGGCGTTTTGTGGACCTCGATCGCCTCGATCACTAAGGACGCCATCACGCCCGTGGACGTTCTGCTGCTCGAAGGTGATGCCGACGGCGCCGAAATGGCGCGCCTGACCTCTTATGGCGACCGCTCCAAGTATATCGAGATCGAGCTTTACGAATACGGCGGCAAGGCCTGCTGCTGCAGCGAGCCCACTTGGTCGGCCGACCGGTGCCTTGAGGTTCTTTACAAGCCGCCCTTTCGGCCCCTGCTCGATGACAATTCGACGTTTCAGCTTGACGGCTACGACTACGAGATCATTTATACGGCCGTCAAGATTTACCGCATTCGCGGACTAGGCGCCGAGGCGACCGACTCACAGATCGCGGCCGCCAAGGTCCACGCGGTCAGGGCCGACGAGCTTCTGGCCCAGCGCATCAACGACAAAATTCAGGGCGAGGAACTTGTGATCGCCTACGGCCCGGCGCGCTGGGACTCTCGCAAGCTGCGCGGCCTGCGTCAGGCGCGCTATGGTCGCAACGTCTGGCTCGGAGGCCCGTTCCAATGACCTACAATCAAGAATCATTTCTCGGCGGGCTGTCGTCGCGCTTCGATCGGTTGCGCCCCGACGCCAATTCCTACCCGCTTTTAATCAACGGCCGTGTGCGTGATAACCGTGTCGAGGCGATCAAAAAACTCGTGCAGGATACATCGTTGCCTACGGGCACTTATCAAAACATCACGGCCGTTGGTTCGATTTTGGTGGTCTTCATTTCGGGCGCCGCGTTTTATCGCGACACGGCGACCACGAATGGCTGGCGCTCGGTTTTGGGCCTAACGCTCGACACGGCGGCCGACGTGGACACTGTGCCAATCCCGGCCAGCACGATCAACTATAAGCGCTCCGGTCCGCTGGACGCCGTCAGCTTTAACAACTCGGCCGCCGCCCGGTCGCCCGAGGCCATTCTGGCCACCGACGGAACCACGCAGCCCTGCATCCTTTATCCTGTGGCCGGCGGCACCATCGCGGCGCGCCCCACGCAGACCTACGCGCAATGGACCGAGACGCCCGACGGCACCCTGCGCGAGTATGTGCCCGTGGGCCGCTTTCCCGTTTATGCAGGCCGCAAGCTTTACATGGCGATCAAGAGCTCGTCGGGCTACCTGAACCGCATCGCGCAGTCGGTGTCGGGGCGCCCGATCGACTTCGTTGTGGCCATCACGAACGCGACGGGCGACAAAGACGGCGATGCCCTGACCACTGCGACCTCGGCGGGCTTCGACGAGTTGACGGGCCTATACGCGACCAGCTTCAATGACGGCTCGTTCTTGGCGTGCACGGCGCGCAACACGACGGGCCTGACGCCCGACTTCTCGAACGGCAGCTTCTTTGGCGAACCATATTTTATCAACACGCCGCTGTTCAAGGTGGGCGCCCTGAACAATCACTCGGCCGCCGACCTCAATGGCGACAGCGCGTTCATCACGCAGACGGGCATCCTGTCCTACAACGCCACACAGCAGAACAAGATCGAGTCGAACAGTGACCCAATTTCGTCGCAGGTCTACAAGTTGCTGGCGCCCACGCAGACTTTTGGGGCGGCCGTCAACTTCAACGACTACGCAATGTTCTCGGTCAACACGGTGTTCGGGCCGGCGGTCGTTGTTTACGACACGTCGATCGTTAACTCGGCCGGGCCGGGCCGCTTTGTGGCGATCGACATGTATTCGGGCGTCGGTCAAATCAAGCAGTTCGCCAAGACCACGGCGGCCACGGGCGAGCGCCTTTGGTTCATCACGGCCGACAATCGGCTCTTCGAATTTGGGGCGGCGAGCAGTCGGGAGACCTGTCGATTCTATATCGGAGACTGGAACACCGCGTCGGGTAAGGTGGTCCAGAACTTTCGCCGCGCCCAGTTCGTGTTTAGTGAGGTCACCGCGGACACAGTTGTGCAGGTCACGAACTATACGGACCAGCAACTTATCGAGCGCGTGGGTTACCCGCTGGTGCCCGCCAGCCAAAACGACGCGCCCGTGATTTCGGTGCCCTTCGCCATGACGACCGGGCCCGCGACCGCGATCGTGCAATATGAGCCGTCTTCGGCGTCATACGGGTTTGGTATCGGCGCCATGGTCGAGTGGGACTCGTCGGCCAAGCTGGTGTTTTGCACACTTGAGGCGGCCGCAAACGGTATGACGCCGTCGCAGCTGTCTCAGAACTACACTCAGGGCACCGTGACGGCCGCCGCGCCGCAGAAGTTTGTGTTCGTGGGCGACTTTGACCCCGGCACCGTGCCCGATCTGCTTGTCAAGCTGCCCTTGAACGTGACCGTCATTGGGCTTGGCGACTATTTCTACGGCGCCGACCACACAACCGACTATGCCGCTTATGCAAATACCCTTCAAGTTCTCAAGTCACAGGGCCGCTTTATCGCAGTTGCGGGCAACCACGATCTGGATGTGGACGGCGGCCTTGTTTATAATAACTTTTTTGGTAATGGCAAACGGCACTACAGTATTGTGGTGGGCAACGTAGAATTCTTTATCTACAACACGGGCTGGAACACGGCGAACGTGGGCACCACGAATCACCCTTATGAGCCGGACGGCTTTGTCGCGGGCAGCGTGCAGGCCAACGAACTGCGCGCCGCGCTGGCGGCCAGCACCGCCAAGTTCAAGTTCGTTGTGCTCCATGAGCCGCCTTACTCGTCGGTTGCCAACTACACGCCGGGCTACAGTTTGTTACGTTTACCGTTTAAGGCGTGGGGCGCCACGGCCGTGTTCTCCGGCCACGCGCACCTTTATGAGCGCGTTATCGTTGACGGCCTCAACTATTACACCGTGGGCACTGGCGGCCATAGCCCGTCGGCCTTCGCGGCCAGCTACGTGGCGGGCCACCAAAACGGCCTCGCCTCAACTCCCGGCTACCTAATGCTAACCACCGACGAATATGACGCCACCAGTAAATTCATCCGCGCCGACACCGGAGCCGCCGTCGATCTATTTGCTTTCGGCCGCTGACCTGCGCGACATCGTGTTGCTCTGGATACCGCACAACCATTTTAACTATGTCGACTTTGATGTTAATAAGTTTGTTGATTATGTCCTTTACTGCGCGTGCAACGGCCTCATGCGCGTCGGGCGCGATTCCGCTGGCCGTGTTGATTATATTTGCATTTGGAATTGTGACGAGCCCGACACCATTCATTTTGAATTTGTGGCTGGGCGCGGCGCTCAGTGGGTTGCGGACCGCGCTGAGGTCCTTCACGGCTTTAAGTATTTCACAATGGAAAAGCGCGGCGTCCGGCGGCGACACAAAATTCTTAAACAACATTTAACTTAAACCTTATGTCAATTCTATCTAAAGCTTTCGGTGACGAGTTCAAGCCTCAGTCGCTTGACTCGCGGGCCGCCGATCAGCGCGCGGTATTCGAGAAGAACTATCTGCCCTATCTCGATAAACTGAGTGAGGGGCAGCGGGCCGAGGCGCTATCGGGCCTCGACACGGCGCGCGCTATCACGCCGGGCTACAATGACTTGGCGCTTAGTGAACTTAACCGCACCGCCGACACCGCAGGCGCTGTCGACCAAAAGATGGCCGGCGCCCAAGCGCGCGGCGATATTGCTAACCTCAACCAGTATGGCGTCGATGCGGGCAAGGCGCTAATGGCCTCGGACCAAAGTGTCAACCCCGAGTTCTACGCGAACAGGGCGCTGACCGGCCAAAAGATGATGGACGCCCTGAACGCCCAGTCGCCCGACTTGTCGGCCGGGCAGCGCGCCGAGGTAGAGCGCGGGGCTGGGCGTCTAAACCCATACGGCTCCGACAACTCGGCGGTCGACACCGCAAATAAGGCGTCCCAGTTCGGGTCGGCCCATCAGGCGCAGGTCAACAACTTCACGAACGCGATCAATGGCATTTCGCAAAACCTTGGCAACCTGAAATCGGGGCTGTCGCCTGTGAGTTTGGCGCTCGGGCGCGACTACAAAGGCGGGGCCGCCAATGGCGCCATCGCGCCTGTCACGCGCGGCGATAACACGGCGTTCCAAGTTGGGCAGGGCTTCATGAACAACATAAATGGGCAGGCCGGCCAAATCGATCAACTCAAGGCGAACGCGTTCCGCTCGTATGGTGACGCGCTCAATCAAGATTCCTCCTCGTTCTCAAACATCGCGGGCGGCGCTGCGAAATTGGGCGCTTAACTTTCTTATCTTATGCCAGACAATTATATCGACGAACAATATATCGAGAACCCCTATCAAGGTGACTTCTATGGGTCGCCTAACATGGCGCCCAACGCGCTTGAGAACTATAAGCGCCGGCCGTCTTACAGCGGCGGCGAGCGCCTTGGGCCCTATGCCGACCCCGCAATGTATACGGAGGATGGCCACCTTAAGGCGGGCAGCTACGTCGGCAAGCCAATCGACTGGAGCCCGTCAAATGTGGCCAAGCGGATTTTGACACTGGGCGCCGTGGGCAACGAAAACGGCGAGGCCAGCAAGTATAACAAGAACCTCGATCAGCAGCGCGCCGCCACTGAAACGATCGTGACGCGCGAGCGGGCGCAGCACAACAATGAGATTAATCAGGCCATCGACTTCTTGGTTGCGTCGGGCACGCCCGAAGATCGGGCGCGCCAGATCGCCAATAACCATTACGCGGCCAACTGGAAGGCGGGCATCGCGGGCGACGAGGCGGCGGGCGCCGGAAGCATAAACGCCAAGATTCAGGCCGAGGCGGTGCGGATGGGCCTTGCGGAAAAAGCGCAGGCCGCCCAAGAAGCTCAAAGGCAGGCATCGTTGGCGGCAGCTGAGGGCTCAGCTAATGAGGTGCGACGCCAGCAATCGAGGGCCCGCTTTGGGACTCCTGAAAAGTTAGGCGCTAATGAAGATGCAACACTTACGAATGCCGGCGATGAGTTAAAGCTTGGGGCCACTGACCTTCAAACGCGCAAAACGCTTAAAGCAATCGCGGACGCGAATGCAATTGCTACTGCAACGGCAGATAATGAATACTTCGACGCGAAGGGTAATGCGTTCCAAAAGGATATGCTTGACACTGTTAACAAGGACAAGGCGTTTAGTGATGCGCAGATTGGGCTGGCCGCCTCGGAACGGGAGCTTATGCACCCCTCACCTAAACCGGTAGCCATTCCGGCCTTCAGCGAGGTTGGCGATTTACTCTCGGGTAAGAAACTGTTCCAGAGCGGTGTGCGGACGCGCGGCATACCGGTGCCCGACGGTATGGGCGGCTTTAAGATCGTTACTGTCAAAGATGATGGGACGACCGGCGACCCGCGCAGTGAGTATGTCACACCTAATTCACCAGTCATGGGAATGCCCGGCGCCACGTCGCTCGGGCCTAACGTCAACGGAAAAGCTATTAAATTCGCCGCGCCCGTCATCCCTAATCCCTAATCATTATGCCTATCTCACCGCAAGATGCCGCCGACACATATAAGGCGATCGGTAAACAGCCTTGGGAGGTCTCGCTCAGCGAGGACCCCGATGGTAGTATCGTAGTCACGCCGCGCACCACGGAAGATCGGGGCGCCATAGAGACGGGAGTTCGGCACGCTGCTGCTTCGGCTCCGCGCGCGATTGGTTCCTCACTAGCCATGACGGCCGCAGGGCCGCTAATTAAGGGCGCCGCAGCATTTGGTATGGGCGCCGGCCCAATTGGTGGTGTTGTGGCTGGCGCGGTGCCGGCTGTGATTGCGGGTGCTGCTGGTGGCGCGGCCGGTGATTACCTTGCCGACAAGCTAGGCTACAAGGAACTATTGCTGGGCGACCAGTATCAACAGGCACGCGATCAGGCGCAGCACCCAACTGCGTCGAAGGTTGGCGACATGGTATCAAACGTCGCAGGCTTTCGCGCGCCGGGCGCCGATCTCGTCAAGGGATTATTTAAGGGCGCTGCGTCGCCCGTTATGAAGACCGTGTTGAGCGAGGCCGAGAAGGAAGCACTCAAGGCGGCCGCCGTTAATGCGGGTGTAGGTGGAACTATGTCAGCGGGCCAGCAACTCTACCAAAATGGGTCGATTGACCCGAAGGAAGTTTTGCAAGCCGCAGCTGAGTCGGCGCCGTTTGGCAATCCGCGCGACTTTGTTGGTGGCGTCAAGCGCGCCTTCGGGCCGGCGCCCGAGCTTAAGCCGGCGGCCACGCCCGAGACAGCGGCGGCCGAGGGAACTCCGGCGCCCTTGCCGCAGAACGTGGTTGATTACATGGGCGACATGCGCGAGAAGTTGAGAGCCCGGCGCGGTGTGCCAACGGCTGATGAGTTGCGTCTTGAGCAGGAGCGGCTGGACGCCAAAGCGCAGATGGCCAAAACCGCCGTCGAGCGCGAGGCGGAAATTGGGCGGACGGCCAATTTGTCTGGCGACTCGGCTAATGCGCACGAGGCCGATCAGGCCTACGCGGCCGATCAGGCGCGCCTTGGTTATGTGCGCCCGGCGGAGAGCGCGCCGACGCAGTCGTATCGTGATGTCGCGGCCGGTGAGTATGCGCCGCCGGAAGTTCGGCAGACGCGGTTGCTCATGGCGCCCAGCGACATACAGCGCGGCGGGTTTGGTGGCACGGGTGGTAATCCTGTCAGCCGGCCCTATGTTAAACCGCCGACAGGGCGCGCTGGCGACTTTGGGTTGCGTGAGCCCGTGACTGGTCGGCCCGCAAAGCCCGCGCCCGAAGCAGCACCGGCGCCCACGACGGCGCCCGACGAGGGTTATGTGGCGCCCGTCCGCCGCAATCGCGGCCCGAGCCCGCAGTCGTTGCGCGGCCCGCTTAATCCCGGCCAGCCTGAGAGCACGCTGCTACAAGACCAACTGCTCAAAGCGGGGTCGCCCTTGATTCAAGAGGGCCCGATCGCCGAGCGCAAGGCGCCCACGCCCGAAGTTGAGGCTGCCGAGCCCGTTGTTGAGGAAAAGGCTGAGGTTGTCGAGCCGGCCGCCGAGCCTGTGCCCAATGCGCCCTTGGCCGATGAGCAGATTGTCGGGCCGACCGAAGAGCCGACAGCCCTATACACGCCGGGCGCCAAGATCACGCCGCGCAAACGCACCATCAAGGCGGCCCTGCAAGACGCCCCAACGCCCGAGCCCGCGCCCGTGACGGCCGAGGCCGTTAAGTTGGCGGCCGACCCGGCCAGCGGCAAGAAGGCCGCATTCATCCCGGCGGGCAGCCCCGAGCCGCCCCTGCCCGAGAACGTCGTGACGTTCCAGCGCAAGCGGGGCGCCAAAGGTAAGGTGGTCGTAAACCCTACAAAGGTGACCCAACCAGAGGTCACCGAACTCCAGAACGCAGAACAGGTGCCCGGCAAGCTTTTGGGCCTGAGCCAAGACACCAAGCCCGCCGAGGCGTCTGACAACTTTGTCGTGACGGACTCGGGTGGCCAGCCCGCCGTGATGACCGAGGTCGTGAAGCCCGGCGCCGATGCGATCGAGCAGGCCAAGGCGGCCCAGCAGGCGGCGGCGCCCGGCAGCACGCAACGGGTAGTGCCCGGCGAGCAAGTGCTGGCGGGGCGGGAGGCTGGGTTGGCCGGCAAGTCTGCTTCACGTGAAAAACTTATTCAAGCATTGCAAGACCTGACTCCTGCACAAGCAAAAGAGTCTGTTGCATCCATGGACGGGCCGTACAACCCACATGTTTTGCGGCTGACTAAACAGTTCGATTTGCGGGAGTCAGATGGCAAAGTGCGTTCAGTTGCCGATGAGATTGCTTATCAAACGCAGAAATCTAATTTAGAATCTACTAAACCGGCGCCAGCGACCAAGCCGCTAACGGCTGAGCGGGCACAAGAATACCGAGACGCATTTAGCGGATTTAAGCAAGCCGGTAGTGGTATGGATAGGCTTTATCAAATCCTTAAAATGGCGCTTAAAGAAGGTTATGTTACGACCAAAGATGTAGCGGACGTGCAACGTATGGAACAGAGTCGTAAATTCACGACGGCTGAAATCGCGCGCTCGATTCCCATTCAGGGCGAGTCGGCGCCCAAACCTGAACTTCTAGCGGACGCCGGCCCAGCCACCGACCATGTGGCACCGCTGCAAGATGCGACCAAGGAGTATGGAGCAATGAAGAAGGACATCGAGCGAGCCCAGAAAAAGCGTGATAAAGCGCAGGAGGCTGTCGATAATGACGATGGTGAGAGTGAATCGCGGACGGAAAAGCGCGAAGAGAAGTTGCAGGACGCCACTGACGAACTGCAACAGGTAACCAGCGAACTTGAGTCTCATGTGGAGGAAGTGCTAAACTCCGACTGGATGGCACAGGTCCGCAAAAGTAAGCAGTTCGAGGATCTTGTTCGCACAATTGACGATCATGACGGGTCGAGTCAGGAAGATGGTCATGATAGTGTGAAGCAGTTAGAAGCACTGTTGCAAATTCAGGCCAAGCAAGGCGCGCCCAAGGGCAAAATCGACAAGGCCATCGACTTCTTGGAGAAGGGCCGCATCGGAAAGCCGGGCGACGTGTATGACGCCACGGCGGGCATCCCGATTGCCGGGTGGAACCTTGCCATCGACCTAGGCCAGATGGCTTTGCGCGCCGGTAAATCTATCGCGGAGGCGGTCGAGGCGGTTATTGCGCACCTGCGCCAGACGCACCAAGGCAAGTTCGACGAGGCCGACGCGCGTGAGCGCCTGACGGGCGTGTTTACGGCGCACCAAAACCGGACGCCCGAGCAAATCGAGGCGGACTTTAACAAGGACCAGCGGGGCCAGCCGGCCACGGCGCCGGAGTCGCTGGTCACGCAAGAGAAGGCGGGCGCGGGCTTAGAGCCGGGCGCGGGCGACAAGGTCAATTCGCTCATCCGCGCGGCGTTTGATAAGTCCAAGACGCTTGGGCGCCGGCTGGCCGACTTCGCCACCGAGCAGCGGGTGCTGTCGGGCGAGGCAACAAGCCGCCTGAGCGCAATTCCCCGCGACGCGGGCGCCATCGCCAACTCGGTGCGCCTGAAAATGCAGAACGCCAACCTGTCGGGCACCGAGCCACAGTTCACGCCCGAAGAGGCGCCGGTCGCCAAGGCGATTAAGGACTTCTTCGCCCATACGCGCGAGGTCGCCAACGAGGCCGGGCACGGCATCAACGAGCAGCCCAACTACTTCTCGGAGATTGTCAATCAGGACATCGCGATCAAGATGCAGCGGGCCAGCGAGGCCACGATTGCGGAAACGACCAAGCGGTTTGTGGATTATCAGGCCGAGATCGCGAGGGCGCGCGGCCAAGAGTTTACGGACGCCCAGCGCCTTGAGGCGCGCGACGACTGGCACGGTTACCTCAACACGCTCGGCTCGGACCACATGAACCTCGAAGGCGACTTTGGCGCCCTGAGCAAGCGCGCCCGTCAATGGCACTTGCCGCCCGAGTTTCAGGACCCGGACGCCATCCGCTCACTCAACCGCTACGCTACGCGCTATGCGCGCCAGCTTGCGCGCGAGAAGTGGATTGATACCAGCCCCGAGGCGGTGGCCGCACTGAAAAACAACGACCAGCTTGAGGCGCGCCATTACGTGGCGGGCACGCTGAGCGCCAAGGGCGGGTCGCCTTTGACCGCGGCGGGTCAGCGCCTTGCCAACTCGGCCGTCATACAAACGTCGTCGGCGATCTGGCAGTCGATTCAGAAGCTCAACAACTACGCGACCGTGACTCACGACTTGCCGCTGTTGTGGAACGCCACGATGAAGACCATCCAGAACTTCGAGGCGCAGCGGGCGGGCGCCAAGCGGCAGGGCGTCGTTAAGGACAATCACGACTACACGCAGGGCGCCGACCTCGATTTGCCGGGGCGCCTTGGACAGAACCTCGATCAGGCGTCGTCGTTCCTGCGCAAGAACACACTGTCGGGCGCGCTCGAAAACGCCAACCGCATTCAGGACTACACGGTCGGCCAGCACTTGGCGACCGAGGCGCTCAACGGCAACAACCCTGAGTTCATGCAGAAGTTCGGCGAGGGCACGCACAAGGGCCTGACGCCCGAGCAGAACCGGGACCGCATGGCCGGGAACTTTGTGGAGTTTGTGCAGGGCAGCTATGGCGCCAAGGGCTTACCGGCGTGGATGCTCAAGGGCACACCGCAGGCGACCCTGTTCCGCATACAGCGCTACGGCTGGGAGAACATGCTCCGCACCTATCAATACACCATCGAGCCCGCCAAGAAGGGCGACTTTGGGCCGCTGCTCACTTACATGCTGGCGGGCGCGGTCACGGCGCCGGTGGTCAACAAGCTACGCGAGGTGCTGGGCGGGCTGCCCGAAAACGCAAAGGCCGCCCTCAACGGCAAACAGGTGACGGGCGCCGACATTTGGCGGGGCCGCAAGAGCGGGCTGCCCACGGCGCACGAAATTGACGTGGCCACGGCGGACCCGTCGACCGGCAAAAGTCAGGCGATCGAATACGCGCTCAACGCGATGAGCCTTGCGGACTTGGCGGGCTCGTATGGGTTTCTCGGTAAGGCGGCCGGCGCCGCAAGCGGTGCGATGCGCGGCCACAGTTCGGCGGTCGTAGGCGACCCGAGCTTGAGCATCAGCCTCAACCTGCTCAAGACCCTCGGCGCGGCGGGCGAGGCGATCAGGAATGGCGAGCCGGCCATCCCGACAATTCAGGAGGCCGTGATGCGCGGCATCCTCGACAACATGCAAATGACGCGCGGGCTTGGGTCCAAGGACGACTTGGCGACCATGAACGACCAGCGCGACAAAGGCGTGTTTAACTACTTGTCGGGGCGCCACGACCCGACAATCAACAAGGCACTCATGGGTATGCTGGTCGGCAACACGTTCAGCGATCAGGCGCGCGAGATTTCGCCCACAAAAGAAGCGGCCGCCCGTGGTGATCGGACGGCCTTACTTCAACTCACGCCGCAGCAGCGGTCGGCCCTCGATAATTACAAGGGCGGCTATGAGTCGCCTAAACTGGAGGTTCCGCACCAGCAGTTTCTGCGGATGACCCAAGGGCCAGAAGCCCTTGACCAGTATCGGGCTCGGCGACAAAACTTCGTGCGTGGTGTTCACGGAGCGCCGACTCAATAAAGGCGTCGACCTGCACATACAGATTGGTTAGGCCGCTTGAGTTGTTGAGGATCATGTCCCAACCAATCAGGCGGCCTTCTTGTTCGCTGATGTGCAGGTCGGTCGGCAGGCCGGGGCGGTCGACGCGCCAAAGCTGGCCGCCCAGTTTGCGGATTGCGTCTTCCTCATTTAGAAAGCGGCAGTCCGTGATGACGGCGCGCTCGGCGCTCATGATTTTGGGCAGGGCCGCCTTGACAAATATGTTCGGGTCGATCTCGCGCAGGATTGTGAGGCGCTGCATGAAGTGGCCGCCCGTCATGTCGAACACGCAGGCGCGCTCCTTGAAGCCGAGGTCGTAGGCGTCCTCACCCGTGAGCAAACTCGCTATGTCGCGAATGGCGTCGGCGAATGCGATGCGCGTAAAGCCGTGGTGGTGCACAAGATACTCGCCCACGGTGTCTTTACCGGAGCGCGCCCGGTAGCCGAGGCCGATGATTAGTTGGGGCATAATTTATTTCTTAATTCCGCGATAGGTTTGGTTTGTATGGTCTTTAACGATCAGGCCCTGCGCCTGTAAAAGATTGATGATCTCGTTGAGTTCGTCCATGTTGGCGTCGTCCATGAACTGAATCATGAGCTCTTGGAGGCCGACGCCGGGGTGCTTGGTGATGTAGGTGCACATGGTCTTGGCGACTGGGCTAAGCGGGTTGCGGCCGCCGCCCTGCAGCGCGACGTGCATGTTTTCCTCGGTGCGCTTGAGTAGGTCGATGGCCCGCTTGATTGTCTCGACGGGCACAAGCTCGTTGAAGCCGGGGTCCGAATAGTGCATGGCCATGATGACCTTGTGCGTGTGGTCAATTTTGCGCACATAATACTCGTCGAGCTTGTGGTGCTTGTTGACGCGGACCCGGTCGACGTCGCGCCACCACTCGCGCAGATAGGCTTCGGCCTCGGGCGAGTAGCGCACCACGCCGTAGACGTTCGACAACACGCGTAGCCAGTTAAGAATCTCGTCGCGCGCGGCCTGCTGGGCGGGGTCGGGCTCGGGGATTTTGATGTCGCGGTCCTTGGTGCATTCCGCATAGACAATCATGAGGCGCGCCGAGAAGCCGGTGCCGATGATCTCGTTGCGCTGGATTTTCATGAGCTCGGTCGGCGTGGTGCCGGCGATCAGGTTCATGCACTGGTTGCGAATCGGGTCGACGCCCTTGTTTTTGGTGCGGCGCAGGTAGTCCTTGCAGTTCCACGCGCTTAGCAAAAAGGTCACTGTGTCCTCGGAGTGTTTCTTGAAGATCGACGTGAACTCGTCGAGCAAGAAAATCAGGCTGGCGTGCGGGTAGCTCTCGCCCTCTTTGCCGCCGGGGATTTTGAATACGTGCGTGGCCGCCACCATTTCCTGCGTGAGCGACTCGAAGGTCGTCGAGTCGGCGGCGAACGGGAAAACCTTCTCGACCATGCTGTCGTCGGACTTGCCCATCGCCTTCATGACCGCCTTTTCGTGGGCGCTATACCGGCTGGGCCGCTCGTGGTGGCGCAAGAAGGCGGCGATCTGGTCAAGCTGGAGGCCCTTGCCACAGCCCGGCGGCCCCACAAACAGCACGAACTGGTTGGCAAATTGCGGGTAGCTGTTGTTGTCATACCAGACTCGGCGCTGGAGCGCCGACGAAATCATGGTCAGCCACGACCACTCAATGAAGATGTCGGGCGAGAAGCTGTCGCGGTTCCAGAGTTTCCAGCGGGAAAAGTTAGTCATGGGTGGTTTCGGTTTGGACAATTTATTGATATCATAAATCATTTTTTGCTTGGGCTGGCGTTGTGCTTTTATTACTGCGATTTGCGTCTTGTGCTTTGTTATCATGGTAGTGTTAGTTAATCATACTGAATATGTCCGACCTGTAAATCAGTGGGCGCCAAGTCGTCGTCGACGCGCCGGAGGCCCTTGTGCCAGCGCGGTAAAATCTCGTCGGCGTTGGGCCCGACGATGAGAGCGTTGGGCGCCTGGCCATGGGCCGCCCAGTAAGCGGCGATCAGGTGCTGGATACGTTGCTCCATTTGAATGTGGGGTCTTGGACGTTGGCGGCCAGCCAGCCCGCGAGTTGCGACTCAAGTAGGACGGGCCAGCCGCGAAACACGTGGGCGCCGTTGGCCGCCAGCAGCAGGATGTTCATCGAGCCGCCGAGCTTGCGCGCCGAGATAACGCGGACGAAGGGTTTAGTTGTCATCGGCCCAGTTCCTTGCGTCCTCGGCCGCGTCGTCATAGTCGGGTTCGGGTAGTTCTGATTCGACCGCGCCCATGTCAATAAACCGGTCGCAGTTTGAGCAATAGCGCGGGTCGATGCTGGCGTCCTCGGGCGGGTAGCACTTTTCGGGCGGGCCGTCGAGCTTGCCGGGCATGGCGCCCGTATATTCGACGACGGTCTCAGCTTCGCATTCAGGGCAGATGTATGTAACGGTGGTCATAGCTTATATTCTCTCAGGCCGCCGGGGTTTTCCCCGGTCTTCTTGTTAAATTTTCCCATGTTCTGGCCGACCTGAACCTCAGAGGCCATCGTGAACTCGGCGCCGTCGCGCCCGACGAGCGGCATGTTGATGAAGCTGGTCATGGCGGCGGCCGCCTGAGGCACTTCGTCGTCGGGCACCAGCGCCGCGTAGCTATCGTGCTTGTTGTTGAAGGGCCGCCACGTCAGGCCTTCGCGCCGGATATAGTCAGTGAGCAATTTGTATGCCGCGTGGGTTATGCAGCCGACGGTCGACTGGGGCACCCACGAAATGGCCTCGCGGATATAGGCGTCCGTGATGATCTGGTGGAACGGGCGCGGGAACCCGAGCAGGTTGCGTAGCTGGCGCGCAGTCTTGACCTGCTCTTCGATCTCGTCCTGCCACTCGACGATCTCGGGGAAGATAATCTTATAGGTGTTCAGGAAGTGGGCGGCCTGCTCCATCGACAGGTTCAGGGTGCCGTTTGACTCCTTGAGCGCCTGCTCGCGAAAGGTGTTTTCGCGCATCCGGTAATTGCTGGCGTGGCCCGTCTTCTTGCCGAGGTCATACTCAAAGGGCGACGACGAGATTGTCTTAGACAGGGCGGCCCACTCGGGATAGGTCTTAAGGACGCCGGGCTTGGTCAGCCAATAACGCGTCGGCGAGTTGGCGCCCCGGAACTTGTCGAGGAAAATGTGCAGGGCGACATAGATATGCGGCTTGACGCCCTCGGTGAACAGCTCGCGGTAGTTGCCGGGCCGGCAAAGGTAGGCGACAATCAGGGCCTCGGCGCCTGCTTGGTCGACCGACACAATCTTCCAGCCGGCCGGCGCCTCGAAGATGTCGAGCAGCGATTTGTCGCTGTTCTGGGCGTTGATGCCGTAACCAAATAACTGCGAGGCACTAAGCCGGAAAGACTTAGTGCCCGCAATTTTCAATTGTGTCAGTGCTTTCAATGGTCAACAATGGTGAGCTCGGGCGCCAAGTCAAACCACGCGATGAGGCTGTTCGTGTGGACCAACATCAGGTCGCGCTTGCCGACGAGGTTAGGGATGCCCTTGCCCTCGGTCACAAGTATGCGGGTGCCGGGCGCCAGCACGTCGGCGCACTGGCGGTTGTCCTCCAAGCACACAATGTATGCGAAGTCGGGGTTGTCGCGCGCCGACTCGGGCAGCACGATGGTGCTTTCGGTTTTGCGGTTGAGCTTCTCGGCGAGGATGTAGCCGGGCGCCGGGTGGATTTTGGTATCGTTTTTCATATCAGTTCTGTGCACCTTACCATGTAAGGGATTTGTTTGTCTGTCAGCCCGAGGTATCTAATCTTGGCGCGCGTGGGCTTCGGGTCGCGCACCCAAATCTGGAGTCGTTCGTCGTCGTCAAACTCGAAGCTGCCGACGTGGAACTCTAGGCCCTCAGGCGACCTGCAAATTATGCCGCCGATCGAGTTGTCATATTTGCCTTGGCCGCGCACCAGCGCGACCACGTCATACTCGCCATCCTTCCAGCCCTTGCGCCGGAGAATCATGGACGAGCGGCCGGGCACATACTCGCCGGGGTGCTTGTAGCAGGCACCCTCGTAGCCGTCGGCGAGCCACGCAAGATAGGCCGTGCGCGCCTCCTTGTCGCACTTGACTTCGAGGTGCGGCACGAAGGTAATGCCGGCCAGCCCTTGGAGTTGGCGCTGGCGCTCAAGGCAGTCGGCCTTAATCTGCGGACTGTCAAAGACGTGTAACGCAATGGCCGCGTGGTCGGCGTGTGGCTTGACACGGTTGACGCCGGCGCGCGAGTTGATTTGCTGGAGGCTCATGCCGTGCGCATAGAGTTCGCCGTCGAGCCAGAGCGGTGTAGAGGCCAAGGCCGCCTCGATGTGCGGCAGGACGCCCGACTCGTAGGGCACGCCGTCCTTGGAGAACAGGCCGACGCCCGGCACCCACATGGCGCGCACGCCGTTGAGTTTGGGCATGGCCCAGCGCGGCCAGTCGGGCGAGTTCTTGGGGTCGAGGTCTTGCGGGCGCGCGAACATGTCGGCGATCGCGGCGGAGCGGGGTAGTGATGCCATGTTATCTTTTCTTGAGGCCGTGCCACATTGTGAAGCCAAGCTCGCCGACCACTTTGCGGGCGTGCTTGAATTTCAGGAGCGCCACGACTATTGGGTTTTTGTATTTAAGAAGGAATCCGTATAGGGTCCCCTCATCGACGCAAGGTTCGCCTGTTGCTGTGCGCTTGCGCACTGGATAGCTAAGTCCCTTAATGAAGTATCCGGCGACCTGCTTTGGGCTACCGGGATTGAGTTGAAAGCCGGCCAGAATCGAGACGATGCGCCCGTATTGGGCGGCTGCGAATTCATGGACGCGCCTGTGTTCGAGGAGCTTGAGGCCGTTGACGGGTAGGCCGTGGAGGCTGGTGTAGAGATATGGGAAGATGGAGTCGTTGACTTGGCGGACGCTGGCGCACAGGCCCTCGTCGCCGCTTGCCTCCGCATAGGCCCACTGTGCTCGATGTATTGCGCGGAGCGTGGCAACATCTTTAGAATTATAGCGCAGCAGGGTGTCTTGCTGGGCCCATGAGCGCGGATGCCAAGTGCCGCCTTCACTTTTGTGATAAGGTTCATTTATCCAGAGGGTTATGTTGTGGGCGAGGGACTTTTCGATTTCGGGATTTATGCGGTGGCCCATCAGCATGGTGTCTTCGATGTCGGGGCCGAAGGGAATTCCGTGGTAGAGGGCGAGGAAGGGCAGGTCGAAGCCGGCGTTGTGGATTACGATTTTAGAGTCGCCAAGTCGGCGCGCCAGCGCTGCCAAGAATCCCAAAGCTCCGTTGCTTCTATCTCCGCGATAGTCGTAGATGACAACTGTGAAGACCGGCCCGTTGTCGTGCGCGAACGAGAGGCACTGGAGCGTGTTCGTGTCGGGGTGCGTTTCGATGTCGAGGTAGATTGTGCCTCCGCCGCCAACGCGCGCCAGAATCGCAGCAGCCGCATCGTTTGAGATGTGGTTAAACTCAGCTTGGGCGCCATAGTATTCGCGCGCAAAAAGCTTTTTACAGTCCGCGAGAAACCAGAAACGGAAATTACGGCGCTGTGTTGGGGCGCTGTCTTTGCCGGTCGAGGCGGCCGAGGCGTCGTCGTCTTCGTCGTTGTCGCTTTCATAGTCTTTGAGGTCAACTGCATCTTGGGGCCAAATGGTGGCGACCAGCTTTTGCGGGCCGAGGTGCCAAACGTAGCCGCGCGCCGACAAGATTTCCTTACCGTGGATAAACGCGTCGAGCGATTCTTGGCCGGTCAGGATTATGTATTCGTAGGCGGGCTGCTTGGCACGGAACTCGGGCGCGTAGCACACATCGTAGTCGAGGCCGAGCGCCTCGTTGACAAGCTGCCGCGCCGGCCCGATCAGCACGCCCTTGTTGGCGATGTCAAAGCGGCTCGGGCGCGGCAGCACTACGAGGGTCTTAGCCATTGGTCAGGGCGGCCGAGATTTTCTTGAGGTCGCGGGTCGAGGCGACGGGCCCGATGGGCTTGAGTATCGGGTCGAAGGCCGCCTTAGTCTCGGCCGCCTCGTTGCGGTTCAGGGCGTCGTGCGCCGAGAACTTGTCGCCGTAGCGCTGGCGCAGCTTGGTGATGTTGAGTTGCAGGATGCCGTCGGTCGGCATGTGGCCGTCACCGATGGCCACCGTGCGCTCGAAGATTTCGGCGGGCAGCGTTTTCCAGTAGTCGGGAAACGGGTCGGACTTCTTGACCGGCGTGCCATAGACGAGGGCCGCCTTGACGCGCGAGGCAAACAGTTCGCACAACTCATACACGGACTGGACGCCCTGCGGCGGATAGGGCGTGCGGCCGTTGGGCTTGAAGCCCAGTTCCTCGGCGGCCAGCGCGCTGAACCAGCACAGGTCGGACATCTCAAGGAGCGACTCTTGGTGCGCCTTGTTGCGGGCCAGCGACGATTGCAGTTCGAGCGCCTCGGTGGTCAGGCCGAGCGCCATGTGGAGCAGGCGCGCCGTGTTGTGGGGCGCCAGTGATTTGATGGTCAGGTCGGGATAGGTTCCCTCGGTGACTTTGGCTAGGGGCAGGTATGTTTCGTAGGTCAGTTTCATAATGATTAACAGAAAGGGCAGCCCATTGCTGGGCGGCCGTGTTCTATTAAGCAGCGAGTTCGCTAAGTTTCTTGGGCAGGCCGACAATCCCGAAGGACGAGAAGTCGGCGCGCTCGAAGCCGCCGATGACCCGGCCCGCCGAGTCCTTGAGCGGGACGCCGTCTGGCCCGAGCATGGGTTCGGCCTTGGAAGACACGACCATTTCAAAGGTCATGCCCGGCAAGTAGCCGTCGGCGGCCGCCTGCATGTTTTCGATGTCCTCGGACTGCGAGCTTGCCACGTCGGGCAGCGGGACGCCCATCATTTCGAGGGCGCTGATTGTGTTGGCGAGCGCCTTGTCGCCGAAGGTCAAATACATGGTGCCTTCGATACCGGCGGTGTGGGACATGGCGCCGTTGCCGTTCGTGACTTGTTCGGGCGAGAGAATCTGGACGTCGATCGCCAACATGGGCGCGCCGGTTTTCTTGCTGGGCGCGTTGACGACTTTGGTGCAGAGGACTCGGTAGACAAGGCGCGGGACAAGGGGCGCTTTGGTGTCGGATGCTTTGGGTCTAGTGTAACTCATAGTAGTGCATTACGGTTTTGGTTTATTACTCGCCCGTTGTGGGCCGAGAGTGTTGAAGCAGGTTGCGGGCCAAGTCGGGCGTCAGAGATACTTCTCCAGTTCCTTGTAGTCCTGCGGAATAAAGTCGACGGCGGCCGGCTTCGGGATGCGCGCCGGCTCGAAGTTGCCGGGCCGCACGCGCCACTCGTAGTTGATCTTGCCGGGCACCTTGGCGTCCTTGTTGCGGCACGCCTGCATGACGATTGGGAAATAGCCGGGCATCTTCTCGCCGATCTGGCCCATGAGCGCCGGCTTGATTTGGCCCATGATGTCGCCCTTGTCGTTGCGCTCCTGCTGCTGGTGCGCAATGAAAACCACGTTGGCCGCGCAGCCGACCAGCATGGTGAACAGGGTGTCGAAGTAGTTGAGGCGGGTGCGGAACATGGCGAAGCCGTCGAGCCCGCCGTCCTTGCCGCGCGGCTGAGGCTCGAACTTCTCTTGCGCATTATACCACGTCTCTATGCGGGTCAGGCTGTCGAGGATAATTGTGGTGTTGGCGGGCAGCGTCTGTGCTAGGTCGGCCAAGATGACGAGCAGCACGTCGCGGCGGTTGGCAACCTCCTTGACCATGCGCGGCTTGATCTTGTCGACGAAGGTGTCGTCCCACATGGGGATGACGTTGGGCGTGCCGACGGGCAGGTTGTTGTCGAAGTCGACAATGTAGGGCGCCGGGAATGTGCGGGCGCCGGTGGTCTTGCCGGTGATCGGCGGGCCGTAGATCAGCACCATGGACTTGCGCGCCGTGGTGGTTGTGGTGTATTTGGTTATGTCAATCATAGGTCAGAAGGTCGCTGGGTCATAGGGCACTACCTTAAATTGCTGGCGCGCCTGCTCGTGCGCGGTGTCGTTTTCGGCGAAGCACAAGTTGACAAAGTCGCACTTGTTGCAGGTGTCGTTGAGCATGCCGGTCGGCTGCGGATTGTGCCACGCGGGCAAGATCACTTGCGCGATGTGCTCGGAGAGTAGGCCCTCGAAGGCTTGGAGTTCGGTGGCCGCCATCATGATGGGCGTGCCCATCACCCACACGGGCGGCGTGGCGCTGAGCAGCACGGCGCCGATGCGCAAGAACACGTTGGCGCGCTGCGTTTGGTTGGCGACCGTGATGTCGAAGATGTCGTAGGCGAAGCGCCAAGCGGCCCACAGATAGAAGCGCATCTGCACCGAGACGCGGTAGTCCGCAAAGATCTCTTGGCGCTTCCACTTGCGCGACGTTTTCCAGTCGGTGATTTCGACGGCGCCATCGGCATACATGGACACCACGTCCATTGTGCCGCACACGTAGATGTCATACTGGGTGCCCTCGTAAACGACGGAGCGCCAGTAGACTTTGAACTTGTGCTCGACGTAGGCCTTGGCCTCGTGACGGTAGGGCGTCACGATGTGGGCGGGCATGGCCATGCACGCCTTGGCGAGGCGCGCCGTGTCGTTGCCGGTGTAGCTGGCGCACGCCACTTGCAGGCCGGCGCCGGGGTCGCCGCCATTGAGCATGTGCTCGGCGAAGCGGTGGACCGCCTTGCCAAACAGGAGTGCCTCATGCGACTCGGTCGACTGGAGCCCTTCGCACACCTTGAAGTTGTAGTTGCGCTGGCAGTGGGAGAACTTGAGCGACGAGGCGTTGAGCAGAATCGTGCGCGTGGGCAGGTCGGTTTTGGGAGGGATGGTCATAGTAGTGCTTTCAAACTTACCTTCTTGTTCTTGGCGCGCAGGGCTTCAAGCTGCGCCTTGATTTCGTCGCAGGCGCCCGACGTGTCCGTCTCGATTAGGCCCGCTATGTTGCCGGGCCGCGTGAGCGGGAAGTATTTGCTGAGGTGCGCTTCGAGTTCGGCGTCCGTCAGTTGGGCGATGCTGGCGGTCGGCATGTCGAGCAGTTCTTCGATGGTCATGGCTGGTCTTTCGTGTCGCCGAGCAGTAGGTTCTTGGGGTAGTGGACCACCATGACATGGTGCCGCTTGGCCACACCGCAATAGCCGCGCTCTTCGAGTTCGCGGATTTTGGTTTGGAACCATTCGAGGTTCTCGTCGCTGAGGCGCAGGCCGTCGCGCTCCCACTTTTGGCGCAGCGGCTTGATCGCCTCGACCCAGCCGAGCAGGTCGGCGCGCATCTCTAGGCCGTCGGTGTCTTCGGCGCTCTTGATCGTGGCGATCGGGTCGTGAATCAGCTCGATGTCGAGGCTGTTGTGCCTCGTGCAGATACGCACCTTGGGCGCGATGTCCGCGAAGTAGGCGCGCACCTCGGCGGGCTCGGCATTCTCGGCCAGCCATTGCAGGCCGTAGCGCAGCTTCGAGGCGAGCGTGCCCGACGAGACGCCGGTGCCGTGCGCCGACATGGTGAGCGGCAAGAAGTTGTTGGTCTTGCTCCAGCTTTCGACGACGCGCGCGGCAAACTTGCCCGCGTCCGGCGAGTAGTAGTTGTGCTTGCGCGACGGTGTTTTTTGTAGTAACTCAGAGAACTTTGCTAAACTAATTGGGTCAGGCATAAGTAAGGTAAGCAGGTATTGTGCCGAAGTTGCGGATTAACAGTTGTCGCCGATCGCCGGGTTGATGCCGTCGGCGCCCACGCCAAAGACGCGGCGCTGGAGAATCCAGTTTTCAAGGGCGCGCACGTTGCCGCCCGAGTTGATGATCGCGTCGGGCACGTGGGTCACGGTCTCGTCGTCGTCCGTCGTGATGTGGTCGGCGATCAGGATGGCGTCGTCGGGCCGGGCGCTTAGCGGGTAGGTGCTCAGCGTGATGGCGCTGATGCGGTAATATAAGTCCTCGCGGAAGCGGTGGTCGGCGACCTCGACTTGCAGATTGCGGTTGGTCGCAAACACGAAGCGGCACATGATAGGGACTTCGTGGTCGTGGCCGACAGGCAAGACGCGCTTCTCCTGAATGACGCGGAGCAGCTTGGCCTGCTGGTTGAGAGGCAGTTCGCCTATCTCGTCGAAGAACACAACGCCGTCGCGCGCCGTGACGAGGATGCCCGGCTTGTCGGACGCGGCGCCCGTGAAGCTGCCGCGCTTGTGCCCGAACAGGAGCGACTCAAACAGCGTGTCGACCAGCCCGGCGCAGTTGACCGGGAAGAACGCGGCGTCGGACCTGTTGCCCAGCATCATGCGCGCAATCATTTCCTTGCCTGTGCCGGACGGGCCGGTGATCAAGACGGGCTCGGCGCGGAAGGCGATCAGCTTGGCGCACGCGATCAGCTGCTGCGAGGGCGGGTGGTTTGTGATGTAGCAGTCTGCGCGCCGGGCGAGCGCGGACTTGAGGATGTTCGCCGCGAACGCGGCCGGCATGGCGGCCAGCGCCTGTGACTGGAGGTCGACTTCGTGTGGTAGTAGGTGGGCTAGTTTCATAGGCGGTCAGTCTTCCTCGCCGACGAGTTCTTCAATGAGCGCGTCGGCGTCAAAGTTGTCGGGCGTGTCCTCTGTGTTCTCGCCGGTCGACAAGTCAGCCTGCGTGATGGCGGGCGCGGCCGCGGTCGAGTCGACGAGCAGGTCGATGCAGTCCTCGACGAACTCGTCGGCGCCCTGCGTTGCGGCGCGGACCGACTTGATCTTCTTGTCGAGGCGCGGCGCCACGTGGTTGGCCACGATGGTGTCCTTGAAGAACACGATGTGCTGGCGCACGTCGCTCAGGGTCGCCACGCGCATTAGGCGGAAGAGCGCCTGCATAAATTCCTCGGCCCAATAGCAGATGGTGAAGAAGCCTTCGCGCGCCCGGACGCCCTCGACTTGCTGGTCGAGGTCCACGCCCACGCCGCCGGCGCTCAGCGTGAAGATGCAATACTCGGTGTCGCCGTTCTGGAAGCGGTCGATCTCGTTCTGGCGCTGCTCAAGCGACTGCTTGTCGAGGCGCAAGGTGATGAGCTCGCTGTGCCGCACGTTCTGTTGGTCCTCGCTCTCGTCGAAGCGCGCCTGCTCTTTGGCCCAGCGCAGGTATTTGCGCACGGCGGTCTTCTCGTCGGCCGTCATCTTGTCGGGCTCCTGATAGAAGCGCATGAGGTAGTTACCTATGTCGTCCATGATAGCCGGCCCGACCTTGCGCGTGATGGACTCGCGGTTGATGATCTGGTCGCCGCCCCAGATCACCGAGATTTTGTTGCGCGGCACGCCGTGCTCGAAGACCAGCAGGCGCGTGATCTCCTTGATGGCGTCCTGCGTGGTCACGCCGCACACGGGCGCGAAGCCCTTGGCGTGGCTGGCGACCATGAGGTCCGCGAACACCGGGCACTTGATGCGCTCTTCGGCATGGCGCTTCTTGAGGAAGACGGTCATCTTGTTGATGTCGCCGTCCTTGCCTTGGCGCCGGCGCTCCTCGTCGTAGCGCGCCATGGTCGCGTCGTAGTAGGCGCGCTGCTCGGGCGACTTGAAGTCGACGAGGATGACATCGTTGTAGGCGCGCACCGTGCGCGGGTCGCGCGGCGGGATGACGTAGCAGTCATTGAACTCCTTACGGAATTCTTTCATGGCCGCCTCGGAGTTGGCGCTCGGGGCCACGCCCGCCCGGGCCGCGATGGCGCGGGCCATTGACGGGAACGTCTCACGCGTGATAGGCTCGCCGGCCCACTGGCGCCCGGTCGCGATGCAGAAAATCCATGTGTCGTTCACGGTGACCCACGGCGTGGCGCTCATGAAGATGAACACGCTGCCGCACTCGACGCCCTTGCGCACTAGCGCCTCAAGGTATTTGGACTTCTGGCTGCCGGGCTTTTTGTAGTCTTGGCACTCGTCGATGATGATGATCGCGGGCGGGATGAGTATGTAGTTGAGGCGCTTGACCGGCTGGCCGTAGGACATCACGGTCTCTTCGCGGAAGAAGTGCTTATACTCCTTGGCGCCCCACTGTGTGTGCGACACGACGGCGATCGAGCGGTCGATGTTGGCCACGCCGCACGCCCGGCCGCGCCGCGTCATGTTGATCACGACGGTCGCCTTGGTGTCGAAGAACGCTTGGTTGATGGGCACCTTAGCGATCGGGTGCCCGAAGAATTCGTTCTTCTGCCAGTGGTCAATGAGATACCAGCCGATGACCGACTTACCCTCGCCGCCCTCAAGCGGCACGACCACGGCCTGCGTGTCGCCCGAGCGCAGCCGCTCGACACAGGCGTCGATGGCCTTGGCTTGGCGCGGCCGGAGTTTGAAGCGGCCGAACTGGCGCACGGCGGACTTGGTCTCGGCGGCCACGAACTTGGTGGACACCTCGGCCACTTCCTTGCGGCGCTCCATCTCTTCGGCCTTGAAGCGCGCGGCCGCCGTGCTGACCCACACAGTCAAGAAGGACTTGAGCGCGAGGAACGAGAGCGGCTGGGCCGTGATCATGGGCGGCGGCGAGCAGACCGCCAGTGCGCTCCACTCTTTGAGCGCGCCCGTTTTATACTCTAGCTCGAACCGCTTGGCGCGGTCGGCGCACTGTGTCTGGTAGGCTTTGGCGGCCGAGTCGAGGGCGCGCGACTGGTGTTCACCGTCGAGCGACTTGAGCAGGCCGCGCAAGTTAACTGGCTTTTGGTCCATTGGATTTCGGGGTATTGAGTTGCTTGATAATCTCGCCGGGGTTTTGGCCGGCGGCGGCGGCAGCAGTGAAGAGTGCCATGACACAGGCGTCGGCGCACTTCTTCTGGTGTGCATCTTCCTCGGCCATGTGGCCGTGGTGTTTTTCGAGGGCGCGCTGGGCCGCCTCGGACTTGGCCTGCAGGACTAGCTCAGCCTTGTTCAGCTTCGCCCTGATCGTCTGCGCCGCTGTCCGCTGGCGCTTGTAGTTCTTGATTGCTTGTTTCAGTTCCGGTGGGTGCTTCATATATTGGGGTATTGTTTAGTGCTTTCTCGAAGACTCCGATGAAGGAGCAAAGGGCCGCCTCCGATTTGTTATACTCGGCGACGATGATGTCGTGGATGTTGTGCTTGGTCGCCGGCATGTGGCGAATGATGATCTTGGCCATCTTGAATAGGCGGTCCTCGTTCGAGGAGTTGGCCATGATGGCGGCGAACTCGCGCTGCCACGCCTCGGACTTGGACAGCTTGTGCTCGGCGGAACTGAGCCAGTCGCCCGCCGAGCGCACGACCGCATACTCGGGCGTCGGTGTCCACTGGTCGACGAGCGCGGCGGGCACCGACTTGATCTGCACGAAGAACACGTGGCCTTCGGGGTCGGCGTCCGCAATCAGGCGGCCTATGTCCGCGGGCACAATGCGCTTGGGGTGAACCCAATCGTGGGCGGCATACAACTGGCGCGACTCGTGGTGGCGGGCCGCGTTGAGCGCGGCGGTTGTATCGTAGTTGGTCAGAATGTCACGGAATGCAAGGAGCGGTAGTGTGATCGTGGTCATAATGGGCAGAAAAAAGCGCCCGACAAATGCCGGGCGCTCGTGTTCTGGCCACTAGTTAGGCGGCCGGTGCGGCGGGCGCGGCCTCTTTGGCCTTGGCGGCAGCGGCGTTGGCCGCGGCTTCCTTCTCCTTGCGCTTGGCCTGCTTCTTCTCGTTGTCGATGGCCTTGGCTTCCTTCAAGTTGTGAAGCGCCGTGGTCTTGACGTAGAGTTCGTTGAGGCGCAGCACGAACGCCTGCTGGGTGGCGAACACCTGCTTGCCGTCCACGACAATCTCCTTCCAGCCGGTCGGCGACGAGGCCTTCGGGCCGAGCACGGTGAGTTCGATGGCCAACTCGCCCAGCTCTTCGAGGATGTTCTGAAGTGACTGGCCGGCAGAGCGCGGGCGCTCGGGGCTGATCACCATGTTGGTGTATTTGTCGACACTGAAGTCATCGGTGTCGCTGTTGTAGGCGTGGTCAAACGCCTCTTCGAGGTGGGGCAACAGGAGGTTGCGGCCCAGCTTGACGCCGTTCTCCGGCTCGACCGCGACGGCGGCCTGCAGCATGGACGCGAACAGGGCGGTCAGCGCGGCGACGCTGTCGGTCGCGGGCGCGAAGAAGTTCTTCGGCTTCTCGACCGTCTTCTTCTTGCCGAGCTTGTCGGGGTCATCAACGCGGGAGCGCTTGGTGACTGTGGTAACAACGAGCGGGAAGCTGTTGTTGTTGAGGGTGATGGGAGCTAACGTATCTTCGGGCATAGTATTAACAGGATGGCATACAGGTTATGTTGTTTCGTCGGCCGGTATGCGAGCGGCCGTTGAAAGTGGAAAGTGAATGCTAGAAGCGTGCCAACTTGGTGCGTGGCGGGTCACACCGTTAGCCGTTCCTGATCGTAGAATTTCTTGGCGCGCAGCCAGTCGCGACCGGGCGGCTTGATCGGGTGCGGTTCGTGGTCGACGCGCAGGCCGGGCGAGCGCCTGATCTTGAGGCCGGCGCGCTTACAAAGCACGCACGCCCAGTGCACGTCGGCCCAGTGGTTTGTAAAGTGGACATCGTCCCACTTGGGCACGGCGCCCAGCAGCGCGCGCGGGATAGCGAACACGCTGCCGTATTTCCAAGGCGCCCGGGCGTGCGGGTAGTGCAGGATTTGGCCATGAATAATCTGGTCGCCCGCCAAGTCGGCGCGCACGAGAGTCCAGTCGGCGTCCATCCATATGAGCCAGTCGGGCTGGCGCTCGATGGCGTAGGCGAGGCCCGCGTTGCGCGCCGTGGCGTGGTTGAATGGGTCGACCAGCACAATGTGGCTGGCGTGTGGCGAGTCCCATGTGCGCTTGAACGCCTGCTCTTCGTGGCTGGCGCTGGCCGCGTAAGAGAGGAGTATCATTGAGGGCGCCCGAGTTTGATACCAAGGCGCCGGTCAGTCGTGAGGTAGACGTGGAGCTTGATGTCGCGAGTAAGTTCTTGACCGATTATTGAGTAAGCGTAGTTCTCAAGCTTACCGATTTGCACTCCATCATAGGTAGTAATCTTGTTGGCCATAGCGTCATACCGCAGCGTCGTGCCCGGCGTGAGGATCAAAGTCGACGGGTCGACCTCGATGGACCAGCGGATTGGCTGCGGCGGCTGCTCAACCCACTTGAGCGTCGGGCGCTTTGGCTCGGGCGCCTTCGCCTTAGCTAGTTCATCAAATCGGTTTTCAGTTTGTATGGATAGCGCGGTGAGTCGCAGAGCTACCATGTTAACCGCCTCGACAAGACTGTCGAGCGTGAGTTGATTGTTAGACTGGGCTGGTTTAGTTTTCTTTGATGGTTTCATATTGGTTGTGGGATAATTCGACAGTGTAGTGAGTTCTTGTTATAGTTTTCATGGGAAATTGAAAGCCGCCGCGCATTTGTGAAGTGTTGTCTTTGTCGTGCAGTTGAAGTCTGCTTCCTGCCGTGGATGCAGGCTGCGCGGCGGCGGGTGGGAAATTAGCGGGCGAGCCATTCGTTGACCATTTCCAACGCCTTCGCCGGATAGATTTGAACGCTGCCTTTGTGTGTGGACGACTCCACACAGACACCACATGGCGTCAGTTCTGTTGAGTAATAGCCACACACAAAGCCTTCCCATTCGGAGCCGGACTTCTTCTTGACGTGTGTGCCGATGTCGAAGAATGATGTTGGTTGTTCTTGGCTCATGTTAGTTAGTTGTTCATATCGTAAAAGGTCGCCCACAGCAGCCGGTAATGGCGCAGCCGGAAAGGAACGGCTCATACCTATCGCGGGTGGTTAAGCTCCCGCGCCGGTTCTGTGTGGGCAAATTAAAGAGCACGCGCTCAGTAGTAGGCACCGTAATCACAGCGACGTTGATCCTCGCTTGGCCTTTGCCTTGTTACGTGTGCCTACTACTGAACGGCCGCCATTAACCCGGCGGCGAGGGTTTGTTAAAGTCGAATACTAGGTTACAGGCCGAATGTGTGGTCATTAAAAAGCAGTCTTCGTGCCAAGGCTGCCGGTGGGTTATGGGCCATTCGCTCGACGAAGCTTGGCGCGCCACGTTTGAGTCTCGGGGTGCGCCTTGTCATATGCGTCCAGCTCCGCACGGGCTGCCACCCGTTGCTTCATGGTCATCGGGCGCGGCAAGTCGAGGCGGTGTTTGTAGACTTTGACTGCGTCACAGATTTGCTTTGTGGCGCCCGGCGCGAGTGGCGCGGGCTCATCACCGGCGCGTTGGTTTGTGTGTCCGTTGTGTTTCATGTTATTTGTTTCGATCCAAGTAGTTGTCTGATTACTTCCTGTCGGAGCCATTGCATCTGACCGAATTCTTCAATCGGCGGCCCTTCGACCGTTGTTGTCATGGCCTCCGTGCAATCTGCGAGCAGCCTTAGAAGCTCTGGCAAGCATTGCTCAGGCGTTTTGCCTGTGGCCTTGAGTTTAAGAAGCTCTTCGCGGGGAGTGAATGTGGAGCCGTCTTTTCTGGTCATGGGATTTCAACTTTCGTTTTGCACAGCTTACACGCTGTGTATGTTGAACTTAACTTCACGCGGTTCAGCGTGGTGGCATTACGGCGCGGACAGTAAACCGCAACGATCTTAGAAACCGTTGCGGCACGTTGACTGGTTATGGTGTGCATGGAAGACCAAGGTATTTCGCGACGAGGTTGAGTTCTTTTTCCGCAACGACAATGACCTCTTTCGCGTCGGTGTTCTGCTTGGCAATAATGCAAAGCGCGAGCGCGCCACCATACGCGACGGCGAGTTGGGTTTTATCTGCTTCGACGTAGCCATAGTATATTTCGCACATTGTGTCCATTGCGGCGTCAAACGCGTAGCACAATGCGATTTGGGTTTTGTTCATGGAAGTGGAAGTGGTTTTGATGGCTTGAAGTTAGCTTTGTATTTAGCCACCTGTTCTTTTACTGACGCCCAATACCAAGTTCGCAGGTATGGCGTTATGGCGCGAACCACATCTTTAATGTCTGGCGGAGTGTGTATAATACCGCACTGCCGCAGAGCGTATGTTAAATTATGATGTGCTTTGCGAATACTGGCCGCGTTGTTGAAGAATCCAAAATATTCGTAGCAGCGGTGTTGAACTTTGCGTTCAATGTCAAGACGCTGGTGGTAATTCTTGCGCGTGCCTTCGATGAAGTTCATGGTAGTATAGTTACAGTGAGTTCTTGCTTGCCCCACTTGAGGGCAGACTTATGTGACGCGCGGTAGACGTCCCACCGACCGTCAAACCGTTTTGCGGTTCGGTCGTCGATGACATAAACGTGATGGTTGATCTCAACCCGTGTGCCGAGCTTGTAAGCTCGCGGGCCTGCGATTGAAACGCCTTCAACGGGTTTGTGACCGGCGGCGTTGAGGCCGGTTGCGTGCGGGCCGCAGCACTTGGTGCAGATACAATACGCGGTAATTACCGCGTGGATGGTGTTGGTCATAAGCTCTTTCCTCAACCGAGCATCAAAGATGCCAAGTTGAGCAAAAAGCCCGCCGAAGCGGGTGTGGTTTACTTGAGAAGCTCCGGCGGGATTATACTCCTCGCGAAGAAGTAGTCGTATCCGAGACATTCAAAATACTCGCAGATGTCACCGACGGTCCAGCCGTCGGCGAGTTGGACGAGAACAAGCTCTTTGGCTTTCTCGGGGTGGTTTGTATAATAGAGTTCCATGTTAATGGACCTGAATTGCGGGAACAATCACGTCATAAAACGGACGTGATTCAATTCCGTTGACTTTGCAATAGTTATCATAAATAACCAAAGCAATATGCATTTGACCGCGCCCTATCATAACAGACAAAGCGCATTCAATCCCGTCGCGCTTTCCGCACGATTCGAGATGTTTCTTTACGTCATTAAACGTTTTCATATTAGCTTATTCCCATCGCTTGAAGGCCACTTGGCCAAATTATCGTTTGCGCCTTCGGATGCTCGCGCGCCCAGCGCACAGTCACCCTCCCGTGCTTCGCAGCACGGCGCGTAGTTATGTCCGCCGCATACGGACTCGGACGTCCCCAAAGGGACGCGAATCGAGCGTTTTCACGCTCGAAATGCGATGCGATTTGTTGTTCACGTTCGCGCGCCAATCGCAAGGCGCGCAAGCGGGTTTCGTTTTTAGACATAACGAGATTTGTATAATGAGCCGCGAACGATGTTATTAAATAGTTCCTTGCACTTAACTTCGTGCGCCGTGGGCGAGAAGCCGTTGTTCGCTTCGCGCTCGGCACGAATCTTGGTGTGGAAATGGAGTTCCTTGGCCTTGCGGCGCAAGTCACCCTGCCCGACGTGGTCGTTGGCGTTGATACGCGACGACACGTCGGCGAGATAGGACTGGAGAAACGCAATGCGCTTCCCCGTCTGTGCTGGGTTGAGTGGAGTTAATTGCATAACAGAAAACAGAAAGCCCACGCCAGCAAGTAGAGGATACTTGCCAGCGTGGGCTGGTTGGGGATGTGCGCGGGCGTGATTTGCCAGCGCGGGAGAACCGTGAAACCAATCCGCGCCGCGCGAACTGGTGCCGACACTTCTAATGCATTAGATTTGTGAAGGTGGCAGGGTGTTCTTGCGGCGTTGGCGCGTTTACTTCCAACAGTAAACTAGTATTCTCGCGAGCTTGTTACCACTTTGGGGCGGCGATTTGCCTATTCTCGCGAGTCTGTTGTTCTACTCCGCGCTTGCGGATTGGTTTCACGTTTCGGCCCATTTCAGGGCACTCTTCAGGCGGGTGTTCCCGCTACGTCTTCAGGGCGCAAAATGTTCGTCGGGCGCGCAACGTTGTTCAAGTCGTGGGACGTGGGTGTATGGTAATACACGTCTACACGCTCGCTTGGTTCCGTCGCGCCTTAGCTAGTTTTCATTCCGGGCCACTAGTCGGCCTCTTTTGCGCTTGTGGGCTCTCCTCAGAGTCTCGAAAATGACGACATCACGGCATGGAAAAACGTCCCTAAGGCTTATATCCTTAGGGATTTTTCGCACCCGCTACTTCATCTTTTTCGCTTCGCGAACCTTGTTAGCTATCCCCTAGGTTAAACCCTAGGGAATGCTCGTTTTTAGGCGTTGACTTCTTCACCTTCCGTCTCAACCAAAGCGTCAAGCTCCTGCTGCGCAACGTCTTGAGCTTTCTTTCCGTCTGCCGTTTTCAAGTCAAGCGACAAGAAAAACTCAAGTGCCTCCGCTTGGCTTTCTTTCGCCCAAGTCCGAATGCTAAGGGGCAAAAGGCCTTCCGTCTTCAACATAACTCCGAATTCTTTCAACGCCGCTTTCTCGTTTGCTTGGATAACTTGCCCAAGCCGGAAAGCCGTGTAGGCGTAGTCCGCAAGTTCCGCTTTGACTTGCGTTCCCTTGAAGGAAGCTTTTGACGTGCCTTCCTTTGAGATTTTGCCAGCCGTCACCGAGTAACTAACATCAGCTTCACGAGCCTCAAGTGAGGCACGCAATTCCTTGTTCAACCATGCTTGGCAACGCACGCTCACTGCACCGAAGAAACCACGGTCAAGCAACATTGCAACTTCATTTCCGATAATAACTTTAGCCATAGTATCAATCTTTCACCGCTTGTTTTGCTTGGCTTCCATTGCCTCCGCCGTAGGGCAAGGCAACGTCAACCGATAGCTAACAAGGTTCGCACTTTCGCAAGCGTCGCGCGTCCGTCACGTCAAGGTGACTTTCGCTAAACTCGTTTGTGGGTTTCTTGGGTTAGCCTTGCTTTCGTGCTGCGTCTGGTATTGTCTGGATTGCCTTAATCCCTTGGAAAGTCGCTTGCTACTTCCTATCGGTTTCCGTGCCGATTTCGCGACTACCTATTACCATTTGCACTCTGCAAGTTTGCGTCACCTTTGACGGGACAAACTACTTACTCTCCGAAAAGAACATTGGCGACTTGCGCCGCGATCACACAAGCGCGCTCCGTGCCAAGTCCAAATTGCCAATGTTTAACGCTAACGTTACGCTAACTTTGCGCCAAAAACTGCCAATTTGGCTCACTTGCGCCATGTCACACCCGCTTTTTGGCACACGTCAAATTGCGCCGTGCCAACCGCCGCGCCCATATTTAGCTAGGCAAGCGGCCTAGGCAAGCGGCCGCGCGCCGTATTATTCACACTTGTGAACGATAATCTGGCCCTAACAGGAATATAGTGTTTTAATGGCTTATGGCTTGAATCTTGGGTTTTTTTAGGTCCACCGGCTTTTGGTGAAGGGATTATTATAGAGATATATATCAAATAACTGCTTCTCCTCTAATATTCAGAAAGAAATAATACTATCGAATCAGTTGATTATCAACGAGTTAGAGATACCACATAACCGTATCATTTACAACCGTAATTGTATTAGTTACAGGCGTAAACGATGGCGATTTGGGCCTTTAATACGGCATATTATTTACACTTGTAAACGTGACTTATATCGGAGCGCGCCTCTAATATAAGTGAGGCGCATAGGATACTTAGGATTAGGAACCAGCCCGAAATGAAACCCGAAATTGACTACGGAACGTCTCACATTTTTTCCAGATTTTTCAGGCTTGGCACGCCTCTTGCTAGACAAAAGCGTATCTCCCGCCCGCCTATGAATTATTTAATATACGACACAGAGACGAGCGGCCTGCCGCAAAAGGGCGGCGGGCTGGCGGCCCAGCCGTGGCTTTTGCAGTTGGGCGCCATATTGCTCGACGAGAACTTTGAGGCGATCGGCGAACTCAACGCGCTCGTGAATTACGGGCACGACGTGCCGATTCACCCGAAGGCCGCCGAGGCGCACGGCTTCACGAATGAGCGGTGCCGCGCCGAAGGGCGGCCGCCCGCCGAGGTTTTTGAGGCTTTTGAGGCTATGCGGCGCAACGCCGAAGTGCTGGTCGCCCACAACAAGGAATTTGACGACCAGATTTGGAGCTTCTTCGTGCAGCGCCTCGGCGAGCAAACCTGCAAGCCGGCCGGCTATTGCACCATGTTGGCGATGGTGCCGATCATGCGCATCCCTTTCAAGACTAAGCGGCCCGGCTGGAAGTGGCCAAACCTAATGGAGGCCTACGGCTACGTGACCAACGGCCAAAAGTTCGATGGCGCCCACGACGCTATGGCCGACGTGCGCGCCGTTGTTGAGATCTATCGGTGGCTAAAGAGGCCCCGGCCCGCCGCCCAAAGCCCGGCCCCGGCCCGGCCCGCGCCCTTCAACCTTATGGCCCACGACGTTGTATGATTAACAACATCGTGCTCGGCATGATTCTGAAGGACGACGCCGACATCTTGCGGCTTACCGTCCCCACGTATGATTGGGCGTTCGAGCACAAGATCGTGGTCGACACCGGCTCAAGCGATGGCGGCGACAAGGTTCTAGTCGATCGCGGCTGGCTGCCGCGCCCCGCGTCGGGCACCCTCAACTACGGCACGTATCGCAACATCCTTATGAACAGGGCGCGCGACCTTGGGCACCAGTGGCTTCTGATGCTGGACGCGGACGAGGCTATGTGGCCCGTGGACCTTGAAGAATTGGCCGAAGCGATCAAAACTGAGCCCGCGCCGATCGTTCGTTTCCCGCGCTACAACTTGGCGGGCCCGGACTTTCGGTGGTTTAAGCACGGCTATCCTGATTTGCAAGGGCGCCTGATCAATCTGACCGCCGGCGTAACGTTCTCGGGCGCCGTCCATGAGCAGGCCGTGATCGGAAACTCCTTTGCGCCCGGCGCCGAAGCCGCCCAGCATATCTATCACTATGGCTATTGCCGCGACCCTCGGCGCATCTGGCTGCGCCACCAAAACTATAAGCGCCTCGAGCTCGGGCTGCCTGAGCTTTTGGCCGCCGACGCCAAATATCCGGACGACATCGACACCTATATTGCGCGCCACAGCACGGAGCCCTTCAACCGCCCGCACCCGCTCGAATGAACTACCCCGACACGGTCCAAATTGAGACGACGACCGCCTGCAATGCGCACTGCGGCTTTTGCCCGCACAGCGATCTGGTCGAGGCGGGCCGCAAGGGCCGCATGAGCGAGGAGCTTCTAGACAAAATCTTCGCCGAAATTACATCGTGGCCCGTCAAGCCGCGCTCGATTTGCCCGTTCCTCACAAACGAGCCGTTTGCCGACCCGCGCATCTTCGAAATAATTGGCCGCTGCAAGCAAGCGGCGCCCGACTGCGAGATCACGATCTTTACGAACGCCAGCCTACTCACGCCGGCGCGCCTCAATCAACTCTCACTCATCTATGGCCCAATCAATATTTTCTGTTCTCTTCATCATCGTGATGCTGCTAGCTACCGCGCTGAGCTTGGCCTTGATTTTGACACTACGGTGCGCAACATTAAGAACTTGGTGCGCGGATTTGGTCAAAAAGTTACGGTCCTAAGAGTCTCCGACGGCACGCCCAACGATGGCGCCTTCGATGAGTGGGCGCGCAACGAGTTTCCGGGCGCCAACATTATGGTCGCGGCGCGCTGGAACTGGAAGGGCGACCGGGCCACATACGAGACCAACTTGCACTCCGACATCAAATGCCCGCGCGGCGGCTCGATCACGATCTTGCACGACGGGCGCGTGAGCTTGTGCTGCCTCGACCAAGCGGGCCAATACGCGCTGGGCGACGTGACCAAGCAGACGGTCCTCGAAGTTTTTAATGGCGCGGCCCACGAGCGCTTTTACGGGCGCGCCAAGTCCGAATCAACTCCATGCAAAACCTGCAACATGCGATGACTACCACATACACATTCGACTGGTTCAGTAACAACATCGGGTTCCTGCAAAAGAACTTGGGCGCCATGGCCGGGCGCGCCGACCTGCGCATGCTGGAGATCGGCTGCTTCGAGGGCCTCTCGACCAACTGGTTTCTGGCCAACATCGTGACCGGGCCGCGCGCCTTCATCACGTGCGTCGACACGTTTGGCGGGAGCGCCGAGCACGCGGGCATCGACCTCGACGACCTCTATTTGCGCTTCCTCGGAAACACCGAGCACGCGGCCGGGCGCATGAGCGTTTTTCGCGGGCGCTCCGACGAATACTGCGCGTCGCACGCGCGCGACTATTATGACGTCATCTATGTCGACGGCAGCCACACGGTCGAGGACATCCTGCTCGACGCATTGTTGGCATGGCGCCTGCTAAAGCCGGGCGGGATTATGATCTTCGACGACTATGGCTGGGGCGGCCACCTCGCCGAAGGGCTGCGGCCCAAGGCGGCCATTGACGCGTTCGTGGCGGCCTACGCGCCCCGGCTCACAGTGCTCGATCACGACTATCAATATGCGGTAACCAAGTTGTCATGACCGACGACATCGACCAAATCACAAAATGCTACGAGTCGGGCGCCGACGAGGCCACGATCGCGCAGGGCTTTGGCGTGCCGGTCGCCCAAGTCAAGGCGCTCCTGTTTTCCAAGTCGGCCAAGTATCGCAAACTGCAGGCGCGCGCGGACAAGTCGCCGATGCCGATCGACGAGGAAATGCTCGACATCGTGGCGACCTTGGCGCGCGAGTCGGACAACGAGCTGATCAAGTTGTCGGCCGCCAAGTTTGTGCGCGACGACGTAAAGGGCCGGCGCGACGCGGTGCCAATCGACCAAACAAAGCAGAACGCCGTGATCGACTTCTTGACGGCGCGCCTTGTGGCCGCCGAAGAGTCGCGCCGCAAGTTCTACGCGATGAAGGAGGCCAATGTCGTTGCCCACTGACGCGGACATCGCGCTAATCCGCGAGGCGTCGGGCCTGCCGCCCGCGATCGAGGCGCCCGTGGTGCCGCAGCCCGTGTTCACGGACGCCCTGACGTGCCTGCCGATCGACAACGCATACGACTTTCACCAAATGTTCTTCCCCGAGGAGGAACTTTATCGCTGGCAGATCGAGGCGCTGCTCCAGTTGTCGGGCTATGGCGACCCATACAATCCGGCCACGCGCGCCGAGCCCGCAAAAGAGGCGCCCCTGCTCATGACACTGTGCGCCGCGAACGGCTCGGGCAAGGACATGATCGTGCTGTCGGTCTGGGCGCTCTGGGAAATCTGCTGCCACAAACAGTCGCACTGGATTGGCACCTCGTCGTCGTTCACGCAGCTCGACCAGCAAACTTGGCGCCACATCAGGGCGCGCGCCGAGGTTCTGCAAAAGCTGCTGGGCGCCCGCGAACTTGAGATCACCAAGTTCAAGATCATCTACAAAAAGTCCAAATCCGAAATCACCCTGTTCCGCACGGACGAGGGCGCCAAGACGGAGGGCTGGCACCCAATCGTGACGGGCGGGCGCATGATCATTGTGCTCAACGAGTGCAAATCACTTGACCCGGAACTCGTGATTTCGTTCCGCAAGTGCCACGGCTACACGCACTGGCTCAATATTTCGAGCTCGGGCGACTCGTTTGGCTACTTCTACGAAAAGTGCACGACGCCCGACCACGTTTGGCCGGCGCCGCTCGTTCTGGGCAAGACGTATTTCCGCAAGATCACGGTCAACGACTGCCCGCACCTGCGCGCCGAGTTTGAGCGCGACCTAGTTGACTTCGCGATCGACTCGCCGTTCATCCAGTCGAGCTACTTGTCCAACTTTATTCAGTCGGGCGCCTTCTTTGTGGTGCCGCCCGACCGGGTTTTGTATGCTTACCCGCCCAAGTCGACGCTCGGGATGCCCAAGCGCGTCGGAATCGACTTCGGCCTCGGCGGCGACGCGACTTGTATCTCGCCGTGGGTCGGAAATTACCCGCTGCCCGAAATCGAGTTCAACGAGTCGCACGAACCCACGCTGACCCGCATGGTCGTGGCGGCCTTGCGCGATTTGGACGTGGAGCCGAGCCAAGTTTATGCGGATTTGGGAAATTTTGGGCAGGCGATCGTGCCGCGCATACGCGAAGAGGGCATGAACATCAACGGCGTCCACAATCAGTCGAGCGCCCGCAACAAAAAGGCCTACGCGAACCGGGGCGCCGAGATCGCCATGAACTTTGGGCGCCTTGTCACGGACAAGCTGCTCAATCTCAAGGACGCGTCGCCCAAGCTCAAGCGCCAGATGACCCAGCGCAAGTATTTTTACAAGGAAGCCAAGCTGCAGCTGGAAGACAAGAAAGAATTTAGGGCGCGCATAGGTTATTCGCCCAACAATTTCGACGCGGCCATCTTGGCGCACGTCGGCTGCAATGTCCACGTTTTACAGGCCGCCTCGGCCGAAATCAACCGGGTCGTTGTTGACCCAAATCAAAATTGGAGACGAGAATATGAACTTATCTATGGCAAAATCGACAACGGGCGCGCCCGGGCCGGCGACTACCGAACCAGCGGAGTCTATGGACGAAGGGAAATTGGTAGTCCGCTGCGGCGCCTTAATAAATAACTGGACCAACCGCGAGTCGCGCATTCTCAACGAGAACCGCGACGCCTGCGAGTTGGACATCACGTGCGTCGAGGCGCGCGAGCGAGGAATCGTGGCCGGCAACGAGACTTACATCGGGCGCCGCGTCATTAAGGGCAACATCCAGCGCGAGTTGCCTATCTTCATTCAATACTTGTCCGGCTCGTATCGGCACGTGTCCGCCGTGTCGGTCAACGGGACGGTGCCGGCGCCGGTGCTGGCGGCCCTCGAGGCCGAGTTCACCACGTCGTTCCGCATTGGCAACTGGCTCGAACAGCACCTGCAAGTGGTGTCGTCGACCTGCCTTCATGGGCGCGGGGTGTTTTTGTCGCTCGCGCGCCCGATGAGTCCGCTGGGCACCGTGCCCGTTTACGTGCCGCCCGAGGACTTTATTTTCCCGCTGGGCGCCCGCGACATGCAGAAATGCCCGATGGTCGCCATCCGCTACACGATCACGGTTGACCAGTTCGAAGAGTGGCGCGTGACCTATAAATGGGAGCATGACATCGCCGAGGCCATCCTGAACACGGTGCCCGAAGCCGAGCGCGTCAACCAGATGTATGAGGTCTTCATGGTTTTCCAGAAGGTCGCCGGCGCCGTGCAGGTTTTGTGGTTTAGCTCGGTCCAAAACAAGCTGCTCAAGAAGCCCGTCCAGTTTGACGGCGGCCTGCGCGACGAGCTCGGCAACCCGCTGCCGCTCGACGTGTATCCGGTGTTTCCGCTCTACTACGACATCACCGAGAACCCAAACCTCATCGAGCGCAAGGGCCGGGCGCACGCCGACATGCACGATCAGGAGGCCCTGACCATGATCTGGAGCGCCAGCGTCAACGGGTGCTTGCGGGCCAGCGAGGTTTACGTGTCGCTCAAGGCGGCCGGCATCACCGAGAACCAAGAGATCACCCAAACGACGTTCGTCATGGACCCGGGCAAGGTGCTCAAGCAGCCCATCGACTTCAACCACGCGCCGTGGCCCGACTCGTCGATGCTCCAGTTCGCCAACGCGCTCAAGACCGAGAATGCTAGCGCGGCGGGCCAGATCGACTTTGCGGCGCAGGCGCGCAAGGACTCGCGCAAGACCGCCAAAGAACTCACGCTGGCCCAAGAGCAGACGAGCGCCAACAACTCGGTGCCGCTGACAATGTTCGCGGCCGGCTATAAGGCGCTCACGCAATTCATGTGGCGCGTTTTGCAGACCAACATGGCGAGCGGCTTCAACACGACGTTCATGGCGGCCAACCCCGAGGCGCGCGAGGTTCTCAAGACCGCCAAAATCACGCTGGCGCCCGCCGGCGACATTGACTACATCGAGCGCGAAGAGAAGCTCAAGCTCTACACGCAGTATTACCAGATGTTCCAAGGCACGGCGGTCGGCGAGTTTTTCCAGAAGCAGATTCTCGAACTCGCTTTCCCGACCGACTTCCCGAAAATGGCGGGCCTGCTGCAGGACAACTCGAAGCAGATGGGCGCCGCGCTGTTGCAACTTGTGCAGTCGGTGCCCATGACCAATGTGCCGCCCGAGGCCCAGTCAAAGTTTCAAGAAATAATCGCCGAGGCCCAAAAGACCTTCGGCCAACCACAAACACCAAATGCTCCCCAACAAGCCAGTCCCGCCGCCTGAGGTCAGTCAGGAATGGGCCCAGATCTACCAGATTTGGGCCCAGCAGCCCTACACGCAGCTACTCATCAAACAGCTGCGCGCCGAGGCCGCCCAAAACATCGACGTGGTCGTCGAGAATTTCGAGGCTCACACCGAGCTTCAACTTAAAGTAGCACTGCAACGCATCAAAACACAAAGAAACATACTCCTATGTCTGACACAGCCTCTCCCGCCCCAGAAGTAAGCGCGCCCAGCGCGGCGCCCGTAGTCTCAACGCCAGCGGCACCCGCGCCCGATAGCGGCCCGTCAATCTCGTCGGCGCTCGACAGTTTTAAGGAGGCCGGATTCAATCCGACCGCCGGCCTAACTGACAAGTCGGCCAAGCCCGCCGAGGCCGCCAAGCCCGCCAAGGTTGAGGCGTCGGCGCCCGAGGCCCCGCGCCCCGTCGGCCGCCCGTCGGCCCGCGACACCAAGCTGTCTCTGATCACCGACCCGCGCAAGCGCGAGTTGCTGAGCAAGATGGCCAACGACAGCTTCGACGAGTTTCACGACTTGGCGCTCAAGCTACAAAATGGCGAATTTGTGCCCAAGGCGGACCTCGCCAGCGCACTGGCCGCCAAAGAAGCCGAACTCAAGAGCGCCCGCTACTTCGACCACGAGAAGGGCTACACGCTGACGCCCGAGTATCAGGCGCTCGACCGCGATGTCACGCTCGCCAGCGCCGAGCGCGACTTCTGGCAAGATCAGCTGGCGCGCGCCAATGCGGGCCAGCCGGTCCAGTGGCTCAACCCGCCCGACAAGGACGGCAACGTGACCGTGGGCGCCGAGACCTACGACCCGAAGGCCAACCCGTCGATCGCCGGGCAGCTTATGTCCAACATCGTGCGCGCCGAGACAAAGCTCGGGCGCGCCGGCGAGGCGATCGCCAAGCTGCCCGGCACGCACAAGGCCGAATACACAAAGTTCAATGGCACCATCGTTGAGCTCGACAAGAACCTGTTCGGGGCCGTGACCAACCCGGCCTTCAAGGAAAGAGCGACCGGCCACCTAAATCACTTCCCGGCCGCCTTGCGCTCCCGGCCCGAAATGGGCCTGCTCGCAAACGCGCTGGCCGCCGGCGAAATGTTCTTTGCCCAGCTGCAAACGGCCCAAGCCCAGTTGGCCAAGCTGCAAACGAGCGCGGCGGCCGGCAGTTCTGGCGCTCCGGCGCCCATCGACACCGGCGCGGCAGCCTCGGACGGCTCAGACACCAAGGCGGCCGTCAGCATTCTGCACAAGCTGGCCGCTGGCGGGCGCTAGCGTTGAGTCTCAGGCGCCGGGCGCGTCAGCGCAGGCGCCTGAGTAGGCTTAGGCGCCCGTCCCTAGACCACAAAGCGCCAGACTCAAGGGCCAAGGCGGCGGAAGCACCTTTGGCGCTGTCGGCCAGCGGCCGACAACCAGCGCCAATTGGTGCGCCGCCTTGCGCCCGTCCGGCCTGTGCCCAATCCTGTTGATTGAGTTTTCACAGGAGGACTTTGGCACGAAACTTGCTTAATCATATTGTCCACACTGCGAATCTCAAATCAACAGTTGGGCACAGGCCGACTCCGCAGAGAACTAAGAATCCTCTGCGGAGTTTTCATTTCGGGCCGCCGGGTTGGCACACTTCTTGCTACAAGCCAATCGCTTCTGCCGTGAAGGGCATCACAAATAAGGCTTCTACCGCACGCGGGCCGGTGCATAACCACAATGTTCGTGATTCCCTTCATCTATGGCTGCTGTATCTTCGCTGCCGGCAATCAACGTGAGCGCATGCTCAGGTTGGACGCCCCAACAGCTCAATCTGTATAATGCCCTTCCTGTATTCTTTCAGGAACGGGAAGTTGCATACCGTAAAAAGTATGGCAACTGGAAAATGATGTTCGGTAAACAACCTTGGGAACCCAACAAGGGTCCTCTAGGCCGTGGCATCGTTAGTGAACCGCCTCCGACGCTTCGCCAGTTCGCGTTCCCCAACGCCCTCGCGACCGCGTGCGCCAAGAAAGACATTATCCAAACGCGCGAACGCACGTTTGACTTTGTCCTCAAACATCACAAGTTCGAGTCGCCCACCTTCCAGTGGTATGCGAGCTTCAACGACTTCATCGAAAAGAAGATCGTTAAGAACCTCGACTTCGTGCTCCAGTGGCAGGAAGAGTTTTCCAGCCAGTTCTATCGCGGCTTCATGTTCCATCAGGCGCCCGCGATGATGTTTGCCGACAGTTCGACTGGCGTCATCGACTTCGCCGCGCCGATCGGCGATGGCAACGATGCCGGCACCAGCGGCAAATCCAATGCCTATTTGCAGGCTAAGATCGCAACGATGGGCTCGCCGGGCAACTTGTCCCTGCGCACCTTGTTCTATGCGCTCGACACCCTCGAAGAGGACCTCAAGGCCGTTCCTTATCAGTCCGGCACCCTCAAGGACGACTCGTTCCTGAATGATAAGTTCATGTTGATGACTTCTTCGGAAGCCTACAACAACTTCATCAACGACCCGTTCTTGAAAGAGAATCGGCGCCTTGACTTGGACATCGTGCAGGAAGGCTTCAAGGGCAACTTGCTCGGTCGTATCACGACCTGCTTGCACTCGAACCCGCTGCGCATCTTGGTTGCAGGCGATGGCTCGATTTCCTTCCCGGCGCCCGAGGCCATTGAGGAAAATCCGTCTGCCGCCAATTACGGCCAAACCGTTGTGAACTGCGACTATCGCAATACACAATACGAGGTCGCATTCTTGTGCGGCGCCAAGGGCTACAACATCATCGACGTGGGCCCGCCGCCCGCCGAGTTCAGTTCCGGCTCCGGCGCCGACCGCATGAGCCACCTTCAATGGAACGGCAAACCGCGCCTCACCGACCGTATCAACGTGCCCTGCACGGATGACTTGGGCGGCACGCAATGGGAGCAAAACGCCTACGACGAATTCCTCAAGATCATCAGCTACATGGTCATGGGCGTCGCGGCCGAAACGTCCCGTAACGTTCTGCCGATCGTGTTCAAGCGCGCTCGCGGCATCACGACCTCCATCGTATAATCTTAAACCAACGAAATTCTAACTCACTAAGATTATGACTGTCAAAACTTTTACTCTCGTCGCCAATACGCCGCAGGTCGCACTGACCGGGCGCTATATCATCCGCAACGTCACGTTTGAGGCTAACGCCGCCGGCACCCTGTCGCTCTACGACGGTTCCGTTGGGTCGATTACTCAATCCAATCCGGCCTATGTGGACGGGTCTGTCAATTGTTCCTATACTCGCACAGTCACCGGCGTCCGCGATCTCGCGTGCGGCACTGACTCGTATGACTATGCGGGCATTAGCACGACCTATCCGACCACGGCCGCTAACGCCTCGTTCGCGCTCCCCGCGATTATGGCGCTCGGCATTGGCTCGTCCGGCACTGTCGGCCCGCTCGACGCTCAGGCCGTTGTGGCCCGGGGCCTTGTGCTCAACTCGACCGCAGCTGGTTTCGCTGTGGTGCAGTATGACGTGGCGGTTTAATAAACCCAAAACGGGCCGGCTCGAAAGGGCCGGCCCTTCTTACTTTCTTTATGGCTGGAAACGTTGATTATATTGCACTGAGAGTCGCCAGAAACGCCGGCGGCCGTGTCTCGCCGGCCTCTGCTTCGCAGGCGGACATTAATGCTTTGACGGCGCGCGTTACCGCGCTTGAGGTTGCAACAGCTGACGCCGTGATCTATATTGGGTCATTCTCCAATATGCAGGACTTTACACCTGTGCCCGCCTACGCAGACTATTTGTGCTTTAATGAGACTGTTGGTAATGCCGGCCAACTATGGCGTTGGATGCGTGGTTCAACTGCTGCTGTAAATGGCGTAACAGTTGTTGCAGACCCGAATCCGTCCACTGGACGCTTTATCTTAACCTCGACATTCTAAATGAAACACTTCTTAGTTTCTTTACTTTTTCTGTCTACGTTGTCGGCTGCGACTGAAATTAATACCACTCGTTCTACGAGCACGCTAGCCACTTTAGCTGCGATGGACCCGCGTAGCTACACTGCAGCTAATGCAGCAGGTTCCTACACCCTCACGGTCTTCGTCCAATCCGTGAACGCCAACTACTCGATCACGAACACTTGGACCGGCACGAATACTACAACACTGATTGCCAGCCCGGCGACGAACTTTGCGTGGAAACAAGTAACAACGCCTGCTGCAAATATCACCCGCCAAGTCGCTACCGTCGCTGCGATGCAGGCATTGACCGGCCTGATCAACGGAGACCTTGTGCAACCGCAGGGCAGAACCGCATCCGGCGATACCAAGATGCCCCTGTTTCTTTATTCTTCGTCATCGACGGCCACGGCTAACCTTGGGGAAATCTTCGTTGCCACAGCAATGGGCAGCGGTCGATTCCTTGCGAAATACAACGGTCCGGCCTACATCGAATGGTATGGGGCTGTCGGCGACGGAGCGACGGACAACGCCACGGCATTTACCAACGCGCTGGCCTATCACGGCGCATCCACGGCAGGCGTGACTGCCATGCTCGCGGCTGGGCCGGGAAACTTTTATACATCTCTGACACCGACCAACCGCGCTGGGCTTTGGTTCAAGGGTGCGGGAGGCAAGTATCAAGACCCCGGAATCACCACGGTCACAATCACGACCGCCAACACTCCGAACTGGGTTTTCGCTGCCAACACGATCAAATCAAAACTGGAAGACGTTTACCTTACTGTTTTAACTTCGCCCGCCTCAACAGACACCAATTGTTTCGGGGTTTATTTTGAGTCCCTCAGCTCTGAAAACGAAGTAAATGGAGTCGGATTTAACGCCCATAATTACAGCGTTGGTTGCCTTTCTACGGACAGCACATGGCAGCACACCTTCAACAATCTATACGTCAACAATGCAAAACGCGCGTGGATTAAGTGGCCCGGAGCTGGAACCACGCTGCAATTCAACCACCCATACTTTCAAGGCGGTGCAAGCATTTCATCCAACAGCGTCACGGTAACAAACATTGTCAAGTCGGCGGGCACGAATCTGACAGTATATTTTACGGGCACGATTCCTCCAGTGTTCAACACTAATCTGCTGGTCACATTGACTACCAGTCAGAGCGCGATAAACAACCGTTACTTCATCAGCACCATCAGCGGCAATCAGATCGGCCTGTCGATGAACTCCGACCCCGGAACTATCACCGGAACAACCGGGACAATCGCCTTTGTGGATGGAATCCTTGCCGAAGCGCCCATACAACTTGGAGTCAACACCACCGTTTCGTTTATTGGTGCGGACTTCGAGCATGTCAATTTCCCGGCGGGTCCATTCATCGACTCGTCAGCCAATGTGCTTTCGTTTGACCAGCTTCATCTTGAGTGTATTACATCCACGGGCAGTTATCAGATTTTCAAGCAATCGGCGGCGGGAGGGATGAGTGTCGGGGCGATGCAGCTTATCAGTTCTGGAGTCGGTCCGGGCTACACGGCGACCCTGTGCAACCCCAACTATGCCGGGTCGTCCATGAGCATCGGCCCGGTGAAGATAAGCGACTACGCCAAAGTGGGTGGAACGCTTAATCTTTCACTCGTCTCGGCGGGAAATTATCCGGTCGTCGTCGGAACCGTCCTTGGCACCTATTCTAGACCGTATTCATCGCAGGCATTCGACAGCACTTCCAACGCGGTCATTCTGAATACGGCAACCTTCCCCAGCACGATCACCGTGGCTGGTGCCGCCACGGTTGGCGGCACGCTCGCGGTCACGGGAGCGACCACGTTGACTGGAAACCTGACCGCCAACGGCACTACTGCCACCCTTGCGGGAAATGTTGTAATGGGCGCATCTGGAAACATTGCCTCCGCAACGCATACAATCTGGGGCGTTCCTTCGTTTTACGCCCAAGGGCAAAATCCGGTTGCGGCCTTCTATAACTACGGGGCCACGGCTCCGATTATATCACTGAACCACGCCATCGGAACTTATGCCTCGCCGACAGTTGTTACAGGCGACCTAGGTTCAATTCAGTTTAATGGTTACAACGGCTCATACTTTGCGCGCGGATCACGCATCTATTCCACCGTGGAGCAGTCATGGTTGGTTGGTGGAACCAACGGCGCATCGCTTACAGCGCAGGTCAACCTGAACAACACGTCATCGGTCTCGACTGGTTGGTATGTAAGCCCGTATTCGTCCGGCAACCCTGACCTGAATTTCTACGGAAACTTGAATGGCTCTACCGCAGGCAAGACGCTGACCATTACCAGCGGAGCCAACGCGCTGTCTGGCACGGTGACGCTGGTCAACGGAACGAACACAATCACAAGCTCGGCGATCACCACTAGCACGGTGATTGACCTGACAGTTCAAACTTCCAGCGGTGTTCGCACGGGCGCGCTGGATGTCATCGTTTCGGCTGGAAGTGCAACTATCACCACTGTCGCCACGGACGCCGGAACCTACGTTTGGACCGCAATCAAGAAGAACTAAGTCTATGAAGAATAAACTCATCCTCTGCGCGGCCTTGGCCGCCACTGCAATGCTGGCCGACGGTTTGCTCGTTAGCAGCACATCGAAGACTGTGACCGAAACCATCACCGACGAACTGCGTCAAGCCACGATTGATGTGAACCGAGTGAGTGGCGCGATCACGGTGACCGTGAACTACGAACGCGTGGTCCGTTCAGTGGACGGCGACACTATCAACGTGTTGTCCGCTACTGCGCTCAAGCAATCCACAGTGCCATGGGACACGGCGACAAACTTGATTCCAGCGCTCGGTGCGATGCGGACACAGATGCAAACAGCGTTACCGACGTTGCTGGCCAATCCCTAACCCAAGAAAGACATGAATGTTGTGAGTTCAAAAATCACCCGTTGCAAATTGATTAAGGCGATCCTTTTCTTTTTAAGCAGCCTCGCCGCCTTTGCCACTTCCGAGATCAACACTTCCCGCTCCACCACCTCCCTAGCTACGTTGGCCGCGATGGACCCGCGTTCGTATGGAGCGTTAAGCACGAACGGTTCTTACACGCTTACCGTGTTCGTCCAATCAGTGAATGCGAACTATTCGATCACGAATATGGGCGCAAGTTGGACTGGCACCAACACGACCACGCTGATCGCTAGCCCCGCGAGCTGGTTTGCTTGGGCGCAGGTTACGATTCCATCTGTAAACGTGCCGATCTACGTCGCTAATGTCGCTGCAATGCAGGCATTGAAAGGCTTACGTGATGGTCAAGCTGTGTTGACGGTTGATCGGGCTACCGCTGGAACTGGTGGCGGAGCTACCTTTTACTACTCAGCCTCATCAGTTCTTACTACCAACCTAGGCACGATCTTCACCGCGACCGGCATGGGCACCGGGCGGCTGATATGGAATGGCGTTGGCAATCTTACCGCTGAGATGTTCGGTGCGGTTGTCAACGATGGCGTTTCCGATGTGACCGCTATCACAGCAGGACTGGCCTATCTTACCACGCAGACTTCCGGGGTGCTGTATTTTGGTGTCGGTGAATACCTGATTGATTCCACCATCCGACTGCCAATCCGCACGTCACTGGTGGGTATAAATGATAACAAATTTACAGATGTGACTTCCGTTGCTGCGGGGACGAATAAACTCTACGCCGGTTCAACGGTTTGGCGTCTTGGCAACGGCGCAAACTGCAAGATGCTCATCGGCGATTATGCCACGAACGGATATGTCCGTCAGGCTAATGAAACATGGGAAGATGGAAGCGGACCTTACAATTCCGTCTATCAGTCTTCTTCCATAGAAGGTATCGTATTCATGGGGAACGGGTCTAATCAGACATCCTATAACTGCGACATTCTCGATTTTGCGGCCAAGTGGAATCTGACCGTCCGCAACTGCACCTTTTTCGCAGCGAAAGGCTATTCCGCGCGGTTTATGGACCTGAATTATCTCAAGTGGGAGGGCAATCAGGTGGTCGGCGACCAAACAGGTTTTGGAAAAGGGCTTTTTCTGTGGGGTAGTGCCGACAGCATCTTTTCGGATTCTATATTTGGTGGCACCATGGGTCCGACACTGTGGATTGGTGGGGCGTCATCTGCTTACAACCTCTTCAACAACACGATGAACTACAACGCAGTGCGAACCAACAGTTCGCATCTGGTAACTGGTCCCGCATCGGGAATCTTCACCACGGCCAATGCTCACGGGCTGGAGACTGGCGACCCGGTGCGATGGGTCACTGACGGCACCATGCCGACTGGGCTTACGAAATCTGGCATAAGTTGGGTCACTAAACTGAGCAGCACCACCTTCGGGGTAAGCCCGACATGGATGAACGCCACCAACGGGGCCTATGTTTCCAGCTACGCGTCTTCCGGGTCGGGAAATCTGTATCAAACAGTTGGCCCAGCAGTGGGCTTGTATATGTCAGACGGAGCTAACGCCAACGTGTTTTCCAGCACGCGCGCCGACCAGTCGAGCGATGGGGGAATCTATCTTGATGGGTCAGGCGTGACGCTCAACCAGTTTTCATCGGTGATCGCGTCACTGAATTACGGCTCTTACAATTCGGAGACGAACAGCAACACCTACGCCGTCACGCTCGATGGAGCCACCGGCAACACGCTAAACAGCGTAGCAGTGCAAGGTGGTTTCGGCGGAGTCCTGTTCACGAACGCCGGATATTACAACTACGTGACAATGAATTCCTTCGGCAACTCCCCAACGAATGACGTGACTGATTCTACGGCAGGGCTATTAAACAGTTGGATGTCTCAGGGGGTTTTTGGTGGCAGTCATCCTGTATCTGGAGTCGCAACCTTCACGGGCACCGTGGCTTATTCTAATAGTGCGCCAACTCTGACCGTGACGGCAGGTAATGGCACCAGTGGCCTTCGTATAAACGTGCTCGGCGGCGCGTCGAACTTGGTCCGTTTCCAGACCAACGGAACCACTACCCATACGTTCAACGGGGACGGCAGTGCAACCTTCACGGGCGGGCTTACTACTACGGCGGTCACGTCTTCCGGCCCGGTCAGTGGCACTACCATTACGGGGTCGGGTGCAGTGTCCGGGACCGATCTTAATCTCACGGGAACCGCACCAGTTCTGACCGCGACGGCCAACAACGGCAGCAGTGGATTGCGATTGAACGTGCTCGGAGGCACCACCGCACTGCTGCGAATCCAGACCAACAGCACGACGACTCACACTTTCAGTGGCGATGGAAGTGCGACGTTCACGGGCGGATTGACAACCACTGCGGTTACTGCATCCGGCGCGGTCAACGCCGGAACGCTGGCCGTCGGTGCAACTGGTAGCGGAAACGTGGCGACCTTTACTGGTGGCTCAGGTGGTGTATCAATCATGCAGTTTGTTCGTAGTGGGTTCAACACGCTTGGCTTTAGAAA